ATCGGGCATGGGGCAAATATAAATATCACCCCCCTCCCCTATAAATATCAATAATATCGGTTTTCGTTTTGACCTGTGTACAGGGCTAAATATCCAGCCTTTTTGGGTCAAAATATCCAATTATTGCTATTAAAAATATCAATAGCGCTAAGAATATCAATAGCGCTAAGAATATCAATTCGTATGAACGCTTGAATTGTAGTATGTGCTACAAATATCAGTATTACAGAATATCAGTACTATACAAACATCAAAGCATGCACACAAATATCAACATACATACTACATACAAATATCATTGTCATACTATACACAGAATATCAGGAAGAGTGCAGTACACAGAATATAGGACACTTAAATATAAGCGTTGTGCATCTAAATATCAGGTGCTATTATGCGTACTGACTAGCACTAAATATCAGTGTACTGAATATAAAGTGTATGAATATAACATTCTAATGGGCCTAAGAACGCCTAAATATAAGGCTAAATATCAGTGCTTTCGCAAAAATAATAGTCTTAGCACCCGCTATACTAAGACTAAATACAAAGCCAAATATAAGGCTGTTAGAACTTATAAAATGAAAATAACAGCAAATATCAGCAGAAGAAAATATAAGTACTTAATATCATCACAAATATCAAGTATGGCCAAGTCACAGAATATCAGAAAGGAGGTCTTACATGAGAAAATATCGCCAGACAGAATAAATATAAGCTGTACAATATAAGTTGTTCTTAGACCCATGAGAATATCATTGACAATAAATATAAGTAATGAATATCAAATAAGGGGTCAATTAAATATCCATCATAGAATCAACCTCTACATCAGGTATGTCATCAGAATATATAGCATTGTTTAATACTTTTGCAGATATAAGTCTTGGTTCATTTGAGATTCTATCAAGTGATTCTTCTTGTGTCATTGGAATATATGTTGCTAGATTATCGACTGTGACAAATGGCGTATTAAATAAGAGCGTTTTTCCATCGCCTATTTTAATAGCTGGAATATCATTGTTGTCTACGTTATTAAAATCAGAATATACATAAATATGTTTTGCTCTACCAATTAAATCTTTTTGGCTATTCCATCCTTCAGTTGTATTAATATGAACAATATCGGATGATACCAAAGTTGTTGACTCGCCTAAAATAAAGTTAAGACTTTCGTCCTCTAAAATATTCAGCTCAATATCATTCATGCTTTGTCCCTTTCGGTAGTAACATCCGGATAAATATGTATCTTTCCGCTAAACGTTTTAACAACACCATTAGTTCCGCTTATCTCAAAATCACATACATAATCACCAATTGCTAAATCTGCAGTATCACTTGACTCTATTCTTAAAAAATAAGTATCGTCTATTTTAAATATAGTTCCGTCACTTAGCTTCTTCTGAAATAAAAGCCTTCCTGCGTTCTCTTTCTTTACTGAAAAATAAATCTCATTTATCTCAAAATCTTTCGGAAAGATCTTATCAGGATTATTGATCGTAAATTTGACGTCATGAGTATCGCCACGAAAAGTTTCAATAGAAAAACAATTATACGATGTGATCATATTGCGCCTCGCTATTCCTTAACTTTCTTAATATACCAAACCAACTCGCCATCAGAATCCATTCCTAAGGGAATATCAATGTACTTTACGATGCCATCAATACATGCTTCGTAAATATCATCAAGTTCTTTCTCAGACATCTCATCTTCAGTAAGTCCTGTAGATTCTAAATATAAAGGTAAAGTTCTATCAACTAATTCGGCCGAGCAATATCCATGAGTATGATCATAATCAGCCCATTTACGAAAATCAGTAAATGGATCGTAAATATTATCAGTAGTGGTTAATGCAACTTTCCTCATATAAAACACCTCGTAAAATAAAAAGTAACAGTAATTGCGCCATTACTCAATTCCCAAAAATATAAGGTAGTAGATGGGAAATAAATCAGTCTTATGCGAGATGGGGTTTGGAATATGAGAGCCATCTAACTACCTTACATAAAGGGAATATCTTGCGTACCTAAATATACTTAGATACGGTAGATACTGAAAATCCAGTAGCATCTGCTATCTGTTTTAGAGTATATCCACCAGCAGCAAGTGCTTTCATTCGTGCTTGCTTCGATGGGCTTGGAGACCGTTGCACTTTTGGTGTTGCATACGCTCTCACTTTATCAATATCAGTATTATCTAATATCGCCGATAACGTCGTATCAGATATGGCATGGGCTTGAATAGCCTTCCATTCATTAGGCTCAATATTAATAAGACGTTCACCTTTTTCTAAGCCGACACTGCGTCTAGCATTATTTATAGAAATTTGTGACAATTTCTTAATATCCTTTTTAGTCATTCGATCGCCATCTTCTTTGGCCATACGGATACTACGATTTATCATGCCAGTCGCAATAACTTGAGCACGTCTTTCCTTCGGTTTAGTCATTATCGCACGATTTAATTTTGCTTTAAGACTAGATACCTCTGCTTTATATTTTATAGTCGCGCTCTTCTCTACTTCGTATCGCTCTGTCTTAGAATATAAAACTCTCGCCCTATTAGCGAGAGCCTTAAGTTTATTAGCATATGATGCATATGCTTTCTCTTGAGGATATCCAGCAGAAAGCTGGTTAGCGTCATCAACATCGTTCATCCATGCTGATACTTTATATTTCTGAATAACTTTACCATTCTTATCTACATACGATTTGCCAGACTGCTTGTAAATATAAGCGCCTTCAGGACGTTTGGGATCATACAAAGTAAACCCTTGTTTATCAACCACTCGACCATCGGATAACGTTATAGCACCGGCTCGTTTAGCATTAGACTTCAAATTTATCCTTGGAGATCCTATTGTTTCAGGAATATGGCTTTCTGATTTGGCTCTAGTTATCAATGTAGAAGCGCCACCATATCTGACGTTACCATCTTTATCAACTTTCTTTTGGTAATCCCTTTTTAATTGAGCAATACCATTTTCTTTTTCACTAAGTTTCCAATCAAGATGATGTTTTTCTGCATCAATAACTACCATACTATGTCTAACAGCACGAGCCAATTTATCTTCATCGGCTCCTTTAATGGTCATATCCATAATAAGGTTAGATATCTTTCCCATTTCTGTATTGGTTCTGGTCATGGGTCTAATTACCTTACCTGTCTTATTGGAAATATACTCGTAAATATCGTTGCCCTTTTCGTCTTTCTTACCAGTATATCTTTCAGTTGTTCCATACTCGATCTTAGGCTCAAATCCCTTAAGACCTTTGAGTTCGGGTGTACTGGTAATCTTGATGTTTCTACTAACAGGAATAATCATTACAGTATCGCCATCAAAGTCTGCTCCAGACAATCTTGCTGCAACAGTAGAATTTATACCAGCGGCGTCTTTTGCTTGTCCTAATATCCGTTTAGCATCTACGTGTTTAGTATTGTTAATTAATATAGGACATTCAAATGTTCCACCGAAAGGATATCTTATAAACGCTAATTTTTCACCATCATCATACGTTGGAACATAACATTCATTGTTCTTTAACGACTTTATCGGTAATATAACTTTCCAACTTTCTCTTGGTATACCAGCTGCTTCCAAATGTAATGCTGCAGAATCGCATTCATTAGAAAATGACAGTAACTCATGCCTTCTTATTGTTGGATTATTAAGAGCCAGAATATCATTAAGTTGGTCTACTTTATTGGCATAAGAAATATCTAACTGTGACTTAATGAGTCGCATATCCTGTTTAGCCAGGAACTGAGCAGGTAACTTACGAGAATACTCGTCATAATCACCTTCTTCCCGAATTTTATTAATCGGGGATAGACTTTTCTTTTTACCATCGATAATATACGCCCCATTAGCATCGTCATAATATGATTGTCCTCCTACTTCTTTGATGAGCGCACCAAAAGGATTGTTTGGATCCTTTTTCATTTTCTTAAGCACGCCCTCTGAATTTGGACTACCATTTTCATCAAATCCTTTTAATGGCGTTCCTTTTTTCTTGTTAGAGTTGATGATAATATCAACCCCCTTAGGAAAATCCTTAGGGTCGCCGTACAACGCCATGCCTTTAATATAATGAGTGCCGTCGACAGCTATACGAACCTGAGCAAAATGAACTGAATTTAAATCAAGATCTTTAACGCCGGGTCTTAAAAATATAGTTCCATCGTAATCGAGACCACCATCTTCGGCATACCTTACCAATATCCTTTTGGAGTCTACGCTTGTAGGCGGCTTTATTGCTGTCGGGTGAGTAATATCATCTGCAGACGTATAAAAATCAACGATAGACTCCACCTGGCCGTTCTCAACAGCTTCGTACATTTTCTGCATGCACTTTTTATCACTAAGACCATTACGTTTCATAATTATCCTTGTGATTGTCTGCTGGTTTTCGTTGGTAACCTGTTTGACGCCAATAGGATGAATAAAATATCCTTCCTTCTCCAATAAGGTTGTCGCCTGCTTTAATTTCTGAGGACTAATATTTAAATATCTTTCAGCACCAGAACTTAAATCAACAAAACCTTTATCATCAACACGCGCCCTAATAATATCAGCTGCATCTTTAACCTTATTAACAGATCGCCCTGACTTCTTATCGGTATATGCTAATAAGTTACGAACGGAAGAATCATTACGAAATCCAAGCTCTCTTGTGATTTGGTTAAGACTGTAACCATTATCACGCATCTCTCTGACTCTCGCAGCAAGAGCAGCGTTGCGTTCATTTTTTGCGACGCTCTTTTGCGCTCTTAACTGGCCTGTAGAAATACCGAGTTCTTCGGCAATTTCTTTTTCAGTCATACCAGAACGTGCCATTTCTTCTACTCTAGAAAGAAAATCACCGGAACCATGCTGATATGGGTCTTTACCTGAACCCCAAGCATATCTTCCGGATCCTCTTCCTACAGTTGACTCGTCATGGGCTTTACCATAATGTTCTACATATTCGTCGTACTCATTAAAATCATCGCCGACATAATATCCTGCGTAAGGATCATAGAACATCATTGTTATCTTCCTCCTACGGTCATGTCTTTCCAAATACGGTCGTCCCGTTTAATAATGTCGATGATTTGTTTTACTTTTGTAATATCTGCTTTTTCGTCAATTCTATTCCCATTCTGATATATGCGTAATTCAATGGAAATATTGTCAACATTCAATTTATGTTCAAGGCATGCTAATGCGGCGTAAATATAGAGTTGCTCGAACTTAGCAGGGGTATCGCCTGTTTTAAGATCGTGAATTCTAAGAATATGATCAGTTACGTCATACCCAATAGAATCTGCGGTCCCAAAAAAATTCCATGAATAAAATAAATGACGCTCTGGTGTCATGTGATACGAACAAGCGTCATTAATATAAAGCACAAGCGTTAACCACACTCTATCCGGTAGAAAATCCATTGCCTGATAAAGATTGAGAAGATGCTTATAGGATCTGTTCTTTTCTTCTTCTGAAATATCAGAATCTTCTCCTTTGTCGTACTTCCCTTTCAAATATGACTTGAAACACCGAATAACTTCGTATTTGTTTTTAGTCAATTTATCCATCAGCTTAATGGAACTTGCAGCAAAAGCATGTAGTTCGGTTCCAAGTTCTTTTCGCGCGTCATTCTGAAATTTAATCTTTAAGCGATCTTCATCGTAATTTAACCACGATGGTGAACTGGCGGGAAATGGCGCGTGCCGACCATCAAGTTCTGGATGATCGGGAAATGTTAGCAATTTCATCTAAGATCTCCTTTTCGTTTTCCGGATAAATAAAACGGGCGTAACCGCCCATATCATTAATCTGCTTAATATAAACCCGTTGATTAAATAACTTGTTTGATCCTGTATCTCTTTTACACTCAAGTACAAAATATCGACCGCCGTAAAATAATGTAAGATCAGGTATTCCTTGAATATAATGAGCATCATTCTTCAAAACGATGCAACCAGGAAATAACTTATATAGTTTTTTAATCAAACTAGCTTGGAATTTGTTCTCTGTCTTATTGGCCACAATAAATCTCCAGAAAAAAAAGAGAGTCGTCGTAAATTATATAAAAACATACAACGACCCTTCTCTCCTATAAAAGGCATTGCAAAAAATGCGTACCTTAAAAATATAATTATTTTCCTAAAGGACTAATATGTGCCACCAGTCCGTCAACAGCCTTAATATCAGGAACACCATTGTCGCTGATCCTAACTTCTGCTCCAGGATATGCCTTCTTTAAAAAGTTTGTAGTGCAATTATATACGTACCGTTTCAGATCATTATAGTTTCCATCAATATCTTCAGCCATGTTATTAACAGTATCGCATATAAGTTTATTGGTAATCTCCTCGCTGACCTGAATTTCATTCCTGATCTGAGTCATCTGAAATTTCATAAAATAAAACTTACGGAGCATAAACCATACGCCTACGAAAACACATAAACTACTTACTACAAACGATACCAAAATTACTGCTAATAAATTCATAATATCCTCCTAAATGTTTATTTCACTGAATCTTTATTGGCGTTGAGAAACGGACATTTGTCAGGGCTGCATTCGCCCCAACTGTCCCCTTCTGGAATATTTTTCTTACAATGACACGCGTCTACCCATTTATGGTATTCATCACACGATACCGTATGGTACATACACACCACACGAATGACGTTTTCAAATATACTCATAGCAGAATGCAATCCGTCTCCATGATTTTTGTCAATATGCTTTCTTCTCTTTTGGCCTTACTGACAAAATCTTCGACTCTTTCTTTAACCGAGTCAGCAAATATCTTAGCAGCCTTGTAGTCATCTCTATCTGTAAGCCACAGTCCACCATTAAATATCTGACCTTCTTTAGAAGATGCCGAATAACTGCTTTGACGGGATTCTTTATCGGTCTTCTTGTCATACTTAACGTAGACGCGACCATTATAAAAACGAAGTTGACGAAAATCACCGCGCATAACATTGATCACTTTATTTGTTCTATCCAGCCTATAGTACCAGACCGAAACTGTATCAAAACTATATCCCATAAATACGCCTCACATTTCTCTCCAAAAATCTTCAGGAACATCAGCCACCTTATTTTTCAGGTCATCAATATCAACATGATCTTTCTTTTTCATCGGTGTATACATACCCATATCATTTTTAAGCCAACTCGCAAACATATGTGAGCATTCTGGACATAGATCAATATCTTCCCATCTCGCTGGTATACCACTTAACCTACTTATCTTGAATATGGGAATTACGGCATTACCGTTAGTATTAGTATTAGTATTTATTACTTCTCCACATCTATCACAAAACTTTTTGATCATCATTCGAGTCCTCCATCTCGCACAAGTCCGATCTTTCTTCTCCTAAATATGCAAAGCAGTTATACCTAACATGTTCTCCAGGTTTTGGAACAAATTCGCATACGTTATTTTTTAAGCATGTGTTACAGTCGCCTGACTCCATAATATTCCTCAAGCAAGTCAACGAATCGATTACGTAATGTCCATCTGAGATCATGTCGTCAAATGATAGAAACATAGACCCTCTTCTGTTCACAGAATCACTTCGAATCTCTATTGACGCATTGTCTCCATTTAGAGCTCCGAAGAAATTAATCGCATTTTGGATCCTAATTATTACTTGGTCTATTTTCTTCATCTTTCTTCATCTTTCTTCATCTTTCTCCTCTTTAATCAACTGCATAATAAAAGCGAGATTACATCCAATATGCGATAGATGCATAAGCCCGCTTTCTTCGTCGATCTTTTCCATATCGTTCCAGCACGCTAGAACGTGTCTTAGCATAGCCTTGAAATATCTTTCCTTAGATACTTGTCTCCAGTTGTCCGGATCGTGATACTTCTTGTTACCATACTGCCTGACTTTCTCGATCTCATAAAATATCGCTGTAGGAACTAATGTGAAATCTGCTTTGCCCTCATCAGCTTTGGCTTGTTGAGAATGAACTACGGTTCCTAGTTCGGTATTGAAATTCCAATCGCTGCAGTAGTCAACTGCTACATCTCTTTCACTGCAATAACCTTCGTTTTTAAGGCATTTTCCATGAGACTCAGCAATATAATCCTCATAAGATTTTACAGGTTCGTAATATACACAATTCCAGCAACATTTGTTTGGAGTAAGTTCTACTTGATCCAAGTCAACACCAGTGTTATAAAAATGTTCGTCACTCATCGGACTTCTCCTTCCATTATTGACCGTTTATCACAAATGCTAATCCAATAACCGCAAAAGTAATAAACATACCGCATAATATTCCAATAATAAACGAAAGAATATCAATCGTGATCATGCTTTATCGTCCTTCTTCTCTCCATTCGCGCAATACCAATTATCCGCAGGATACCAAGAATAATAGTCGTCAGAACACCGACAAGGACATTTCCAATCCGGAAAATCAAGGTCAAATCCATTTTCATACTTTGTTGGTATTGTTTTTGTAGGACGATGTTTGCAGTCTTTACAAAATATAACGCTAATAAGGCTACTCATTATCTTTCTCCACTCGTTTTATTCAATCTTTGACACTGTTGTCGCAAAAGGATGTATAATATCTTCCCCAGTCCATCCCTGTTTATCAGTATCCTGAAAATATCTTATACCATCTGGGGTTGTTATCGGTCCCTTAGGTCTCAGATGACTATCCATCCCTACAGGAATTGTGTTGATCGACTCTTCTTTTCTCTCCAACCATCCAGCAGTGTGTTCGACATAGAACTCGGCGACAGCTTCATCTTTTGTAATAAACAATATTGTTGTTGGTTTACCATTGCACGAAATAGTTTTAACTCTTTCTGCTTTAATGCTCACGCATCCAAAATCACAATACACATCATATGTTTTCATTTTTCTCTCCTTTCTGCCATTGAGCAATTAATATCGCCTGTTAGGGTATACTTGTTCGTTGTGACTATAGTTGTAGGCTCAGCGGGTGGTAGCGTTGAAAGAAACCCAATAAAGCCAATGCAAAAGTCTAATCCATCTACAAAACCTTTGCTATACTCCCCGTCCGTTGAGGATGCTTCTTTAATTCTTTGAAAATGGGCGATTACCTCTGCTGCGCTGATAGTGTCGCTCATTTTTCTCTCCTCTCTGCCCGGTCACAAAACGAATTCCCAAAAGGGAATCTCGCAAGAATACTACATACGCCAATGGGTTCGTAGTACCCACTTGAGAATTTCTGTTTCCACCATTTACAATCCTTACACCGAATGATTTTTGGCTCTGCAGGTGACAAATTGTTTAGCACTTCACGTATCTCGTCGAAATTAAGTTCCCATATTTCACCAAGTTTGTATCTTCTTGAACTCTGGCCTTTTTCTAGCAGTGCTTCAATCGCCGCCTGCCTGCTAATCGTGTCATCTTTTATTTTTTCCTGCATATTACATACCCCATTTGTTCTAGCCTTATCACATCATCAACCAAATGCCAAGCAGACATTGTACTTCCGCTTACAATCTCACGCGCCGCTTCTTCGGGTGCAAGTTCTTCGTATTCTGACTCTGCGGGTGGTAATGCTTTTATTTTTTCATAGATCTCAGGTATAACCTCGTCCGCATATTTTCTTTTCAGTCCAGATTCATACAGCGGTTCGCTAGACACAGCTTCAAGAGCCGCATCTCGATAAACAGTGTCGTCACTCATTTTCTTTACTCTCCATATTCTCAAGAAACGTTTCGATCTTTCTCGCGCACCACGGACAAATATCCATCTGTACAGATTTATGCGAATCTTTGTTTCTACCCGTAAGAAACAGTTTTACAGGTTCTCTATAAAATGATGTAAAATCGATTATTCCGGGACAGGAATACTCACGTCCACAAATATCACAGTGAATTTTCGTTATGGTCTCTTTCATGCTTTTCTTTGGCCTCAAATATTTCTTCAGTAGCCTTAAGCTTAATGTCCAAAACAAAATCAGGACACTCACTTAGAGACAAATCGTAATCGTATCTCTTACTAACGTTAAAGCCATCTTTACGGAGTACAATTTTGAAATTTTTATCACCATAAAGTTCTTTAAGATACGGGCTGAACGTTACCGAATACCCATTATGTAACAGATTCTTAATTCGTTCTCCAAGATCCATAAATTATCTCCTTAGCATCAATCGCCGCATCTCTATAAACAGTTTCTTTCATCTTTTTCTTTTGCCTCAAATATTTCTTCAATGAACTTGAGTATAAGGTCTAAACCCGCGGACGGACACTCGCTTGGGAGTGAGTTGTAATAATATCTCCGACTAATATTAAAATCATCTTTACGGACTACAACTTCGAAAAATTCATCTCCATAAATATCTTTAAGATATGGCCTGAATGTTACTGAATACCCCTTATGGAGCAGACTATTAATTCGTTCTCCAAGATCCATAAAATCTCTCCTTTTGCATCAAAAATGCACTTTATGTCAAAATGTCAAAAATTTTCTTATTACTATATATTTTTAAATTTTTTTAATTTTTTAGCTAAATAAGAAAAAAAAGTGGTTTTTTGACAGGAAGTTCAAAAAACCGCATAACAAAGCCATTTTTCGCATGTCAAAAATTTTTCAAAAGTGACAGAAAACCGGTTTTTTGACAGAAAAAATGACATTTTTGACAGATTTTTCACCAACTCTCAAAAAATTCCTGTCAAAAAAATGGTCATTCTGTCAAAAATTTGACCATTTTTGACAGCTTTTTGTCACGTTTTTGACACACTTTTGTCATCACTTTCTGGGACATCTCCCTGCAATAATTCAAGTGTTTCTTTCTGAATATCGAGCAAATCAGATAAGGTGCGCAAGTTCGTGTCAACACCTTTACGAATAATTTCTTCCCGGCAATCGACCACATCGTTATGAATCTTCGAGAAAAGCGAAAACGAGTCAAAATCTTCGCCAAGGTTATTAAGTTCAAATATAATTACACAGACTGCTACAGTATTTAACACTGATAAAATTAGTATTACATAAATAACGTTATCCATGATCTCTCCTTTACCACTTAACGAATTTCCCTTCATTAAATTTAGACTTCTTATTAACAGCTCTTGCTATGGCAATATCAATAGGGCTTCTACTTTTCAGACTGTAATAATATAGATCACTGAACGGTGTATTACGCCTGTCAATACGGCCGCTTGCCTGAACCAAAGTACGATATGAATAATTCTGACTATAGAAAATAACGACATTAGTTTTGATGCAATTCCAACCTTCACAACCTGCAGTGTACTGGACTAAATATGCCCATCTTTCCCCCTTAGGAATATCCTGGTGCTTATGTCCATTCCACTCTCCAACAGGCACCCTCAGTTCCTTACAGACCTTACGCAATATCTCAAGCTCATAGTCAAAGTTGTAAAATATAATACTAGTCTTGTGGTCTGAAACAAGCTTCTTTACAGCCTTCACTCGCTCGTCACTGCCATTGCAAATATACCGCAGTTTATAGCACAAGCCCGTAATATCCCTGATTGGTTCTCCTTTGTCAAAGTCGAATCTGGTTCTCATTGTCATCTTATACTTCCCTACATCGTAACCAACGAAAATATCCTCAAAGTGACTTTTCGCTGGCTTCAAATAGTTCATGTTAACTAATATCTTGTTCCTGAGTCTGATAAGTCTTCCTGTGTTTATGTATCTGTCAACCTTATATGGAATATATGTGGAATATATACAATGTTCCCTTCGAAACTCTGTAATGTTCTTATAAAATCCATTTGCCACGAATACATAACCATAGTCACTCCACCTATCTCCAGGAGTAGCAGTCAGTAATATCCATTTATTACGTCTGGCAATATGTGCAAACGTCTTAGCCCATACGCCAGTTCCAACAGCATGATCCTCGTCAAAAATAAAGAACGCCTTAGCGACGTCCTTGTACTTTAAAATATTGTTCCAACTGTCAATAACAATCCTCATTTTATAAGGCCTGGTAATATCCCCAACAGATAGCCCAAACCGGGCAAGTTCGCCTTCCCATTCATGAGTATCTCGCTTCTGAGCAGTTGTAATAATATAAAGATCATCCGGATGGAACATCTTAATATACTTTGGTTCAAGCTGTCCGCCATAACATTTGTGAAAATATGCAAGAGACGTAAGACTTTTACCTGATCCTACGCCTCCGCATAATATGTTACCGTTCTGAAGTTTATCAACCGCCTCGATCTGGTAGTCGTCTAGCTTCATTCGATAAACTTCTCCTTAATTCATGTCCTCTGGATTATCTTCCTCGAACTGAATATACCAAACCAGTCCTGGAATGTTGTCCAGATTGTTAATAATATCGTTGATGGAAAAATGCACTTCGTTAGGAGAAAAATTGAACGACCTCTCATAGAAGTCCACAATATCCTCCTTCAAACAAATATGCACTTTCGAGGTAGTCTTTCTAGAACTCATCGATACCTCCTACTCTTTGATTTAGGAATGATGAATAAGCCTAAATCGTAATTATCCAGATCATTCGGATAACGAAATTCTCGCTGCCTTATCTGCTTGAGCCTTTCAGAGTTTTCCTTAAATTTCAAATATCGTTCACAGTCCTTATGGCAATATAAAGTACGGTCTTTGCAATCTTTGCATGGCGCACTTAATACCGCTGGGAATTGGAATTTGTTCGACATATAACTTCCTTAAGTTTAAATATCGAAACTATCATCTCTGAGTTTGGCTTCGATAAATAATAGTCCTTATACCGATCCAAATATTCCCCAATAGATGAATAATCCTTACAGGAAATATACATCTTTTCACTACCATACTTGTCTGTGAACAATAGCAGATACTCGTCCTTAACTTCTGGCATATCAGAATAACATCTTTACGATGTCTTCAATCGCTTTGCTATCGAATTCATACTCATCAAAATTGATAGTAGTCGCCTTATGCGGTTTGCAACAAGTAGCATGAACACGAATATCTTTTTCCTTTTTGTCCTCACAAGTGCGCTTGTTCTTTTCAAACTCCCTCATGCTCGCTGAAATACATTCGCAAGCAGCTTTAAGACCAGCAACGCGACCCTGGGCAAAAGCAATTTCTTTTTCAAGATAGCCCTGTACTGTATTCATTTCTTCGTTAGTCATTTCTTCGTCTGTCATTTTGTTTTCTCCTCTTCAAATATGCAGAATAAATAAGAGCGGCTACAATAGTCATAGCCGCCCCTATAAAGTTAAAAATAAGACCCGCCAGAGCCTCATCAATCGTCATCAACATCGGTATACTCGTTCTGCCAACGAGCCTTGAACTTATTCGACTCAAGGACATAGAATTCGCCATAGTTCAGATATAAGGTGCACACATCAGCACCTTCTTTATTCTGGTAAACGTCCTTACTCTCGTTAACAGCAAAGCGTGCTCCGACAATATCCTGCTTATCAAGATCAGCGGCGTTATCAGCCGTAATATCAATCGGATTACGATCGGAAAGACCATAGAATTTATGAATTTCCGGATCACTTACTCCAGTATTCTCGTTAACACGGAAATTGATCTTAACAGCGACATAATATGTCGGATCTCCACCATCATTCGGAACGGACTTCTTAATCGGCCAGTTACGCTCCTGGAGTTCAGGAACATACTGTTCCGGAATAACAAAACAGAAGTTTCTCTTTCCAGCTGCGTTCCAGATCTGTTTCGGATTACGCGGGTTTGTGATCTCCTTGCCTTCGAAGTTCGACCGATAAATAACTCTCGGTTCCTCAAGGGCATCTACCCAGAATGTGCGCGGGTGCTTCGGACTCTGATCCTTGGTAATAACAATGTTCATCTTTTTAATCTCCTTTTCTAATATGTATGAACAAAATATAAAGAGAGAAGCCCATAACTTCTCTCCATTAAACACATTGCAAAATATGCGTAATATACTGTAAATATGCTTATTTAACGATCGAAACAATAAACAGCACTATTGCAGCAATTATGAGTATTGGGGTTAATATCTTAACCTTGCCTAATTTCTTCATTAGTCATTCTCTTTTCTAAAATGGTAATTTATCAGTATTAATATCCTCCCACCATTTTTGAGGAGGATTCAGAGAGACGAATTCCTCGAACGAACCGAACTTCTCAATCTGAGCCTTAGCATCGTTTGCTAATGTCTCAAAATATGACATGTCGATGTCGTGCTCTTTACTCGTCCCTCTGATTGTTTCACTTTCAAGCCAACGATATCCCTTGGTGCCATTGACAGCAGAATACTTGTCATTACGATACGACAGTAATATCCCACCGCCTTTACCAGCCAGTATTGGCGAAAATCTATCGACTCGTCCTGCAAACTGGTAATTGTGACCCTCAGAAATATACTTCTTAAGATCCTCGTCAGATAAGTCTGCAAAATCAGGATTTAACTTCACCGGTTTCTTTGTAAGATTCAGGTCAATTATCTTCTGATTCGCTATTCTCTTTTCTAACTCACGCTCGGCAAGCGTTACATCAGGATATCCCTCATTCATGTCCAGATACATTGACGCACCTGTTACAGATTTCGTCTCTCCAAGATCCTTGAATGTAATAGGTTCATGAGTGAAAAGCGTCTTGAAAATATAAGGCGTCTTAAACGTATCGCCTTTCGGATACCATGCGTTAGGAGAATCAGGATCATCGTCAGCACCATAAGCAATATACTCGGCCTTGTTAATAAGGCACATACGCTCGTAATGCGACTCAATATCGAGAGAATATCCATATGCTTCGCCCATACGCTTAATCTCGCCAATAATATAATCGTCCGCTTCCTCAACCTTAATTGAGTCCGTCTTAATATGTATTGCTTTGTAGCCCTTATCGATAACCATGTTGTATAGATCGACCATAAATAAGGCAACACGTTTCGCAATAATATTGTCGTAGTTTCGAGGATCTCTGAACCGATTATCAAACTGGCTCTTACTCTCGCCATACAGACTATTAATAACAGTCTTCAAAGCGTTTGAAATATCCTTTGCCTCTGAAGGGTCTCCTAGAATATCCTTTAAAGCCCCGTTAAACCGCTTTTTAGCGCTTTCAAAGTCCTTATGCTTAATATCCACACGAGTCTCCACAAGGTCGCTTAAAACGGCTGTATACTGGCCGTAGAGGCCTTCTATGATGGCCGAATGAGGATGCGCTGACTGAATATCCGCCGCCTTGACATTGTAATGCATTCCGGTTTTGGCGAGTACCAGTCCACCTTCTCCGATAACCCATTCGAATTTATCGTCGTCGATATGTCCATCCCATTGACGATATGTCGACTTGAGTTTTCCTTTTTCATCCTCAACACACTTGTAACCTGGAAAATATGGCATCTTTCCACTTTTCACAGTTGCCCATGGCTTACCAGCGAGATAATCCTTATAGCACCAATTCGCATTCTCGGTCTTTTCGCCAAGGTTACGATATACAAAATACTTTTGAGGATTTCTCTCGTTGCCAAACATCATTTTCTGACTAAGACTATTCGTCCTGTCATTAACACTTGCTGTGCACTCTGGATGCAGGGTCTTCACCAATTTAACAAGCATCTTCTGCGCTCTGAAATCAGGCTGCAGATGGAACCACAAATATACTGTAGCAACAACATCGTTTTTACAGTACGAGATCCACTCGTTAATCTTCTCATCAGGAATATCCTTATCCCAAGGCCAGTTGAACTCCTTGTGGTTGATACCTAAAAAAATCTCCCACCATTTGAGAGACTTTCTATTAGTAGCAGCAGGGAATTCGTACGTGTCAGCGTAACTGATTCCGAAAAAATTATAGTTTCCTCGATATCCTTTGGTGTTGATTATGTTTTTAGAGCGTTCGTAACTGGCTTCGATACTGTCCCTGTCAATCGCTACTCCTCCGAAAATATCGTTGTCGTAGTTATGACAATTGTGGCCTATAAGTCTATAGTTCTCAATTATCCATTCTGCTTCCTCTGGTGAATAATCAAGAACATACTTAACATACTTGGAAATATCGTCACCTTTGTCCTCATGCGTCTTAACATAGTTACACCAGCAATCATAAATCTTAATATCCGGATCCTTAGCCTTACAAATATCGTAATACCTGTAAAAATCCGTAAGATCGTAGTAACATACAAGTCTATGATTCGGCGAAGTTTCAAGGTCATATATAGCCATTGGCCTATTATCCTCGCCATCAATTGGAGTAGTCGGAGGAATATGTTCCCGCTCCTTCTCCTCAATATCCTTAGACTTAAAATGCATCTGACGAATCATCTTGGAACATTCTCTCGCCTGATTTGTCGCGTGATCCCCGAACTCAATAATAGCCGGTTCAGTTATCGACACGTCATAAGATCCTTCTCCAAAATATGCGTCATCAAGCCACTTCTTAATAAGGCTTACGTTGGACGCTGTGTGGCCATGGTAATTTACTACTTTACCATTCTCGTCTCTTTCGATTGCCTTATAAATCATGGCTTTCAGCTTCTTTTCATCTGCTAATACTTTTGAGTCATACACTTTCTTACTCTCCTTTTTTAACGGCAGTCCGCTTGAAATATGAGCAATAGGAAGATCATTGCACAGCGTCAGTCTCCGTCTTAACGGTGCATCTCCCGTATAGACCTTAACCTCAATACTGTCGTTTATCCTATTCTCTAACTCCAATGGATCACCATCATAAATATAATGAAGATGGAGTCCTCCTCCGCTTTGACTGACCTCAGAATATGTCGGCGGCCACTTACTTGCTTCCTCGATGTTACGATTCAGATCTTTTTCGCCATTTTCGTCTTTATAGTCGAAATCCATGACGATATGAGTCGGATCTGGTAACTTCACAAAATGAGTTTTGTAAGTAGAAATATCCCTGAGTTTAGTCTTGCAATTAACCCAGTAGTCCTTTGGAATATACCGTCCATCCTTCAGCTTTGCATCCTGTGCAGGACAGTCAGCATAAGCCTTGTCGAATATAGATGATGTATACTCCTTAAGAACAAGCCAGTTACTTTGCTTTGGTTCTTCTTGTTCGGTTGTTGATTCAAGAAGTTTGAACCCGCTAAAATAACTTCTGACATATGATCCATTTTCAAGACGGTGGCGCTCTTCATAATTTGTAAAATATCCTTGTAATTCGGTTTCAAATACTCTTCTGGTAAATGGATATGGTACTTTGGCCTCTTCACAATATTTTTTATACATTTCCCATGCTGATTTGAGTGTTACAGCATTATCGCGAGCGAAAATATCATACTTATCTAATATGAAATTGTAGAATTCGTTCGTCTCCTTCAGCATCTTTGTTGGGATATACTTGTCGTAATATCGCGGATTGGCCTCATACACCTTAATCCATCTCGCCACAATAGCACCGATTTCGGTTTTGACGTCCTTCTTAAGCTTAAAGTATGTCGTTGTAGGAAATGTCTTACCAGTAGGAGTAACATCAATAACCCGTCGGATCATACCACTCTTCTGATCAGTAATCTTAACCGGTTTATTTGTACCCATGATAATAGCTGTGCGTAACGATGCAGAATATGGAGCTTTGTGCTTGCCGTTAATCACAATCGGTTCATGAGATATAATGCTATTGAGCCTAGTGTTGTCTTCAATATGACTAAGATCACCGTCATGTTCAATAGCTAATATAGGATCTGATGCAAAATCAGAAGTTGCAAACGGTTCGTTACCACCGAGAGCTTTCGACCTGAAGGTTTCAGTATATCCTTTATGCGTAGAATCCTTATACCCAAGAGCCTGCTCAAAAACATGGATTATTGTCGATTTACCAGAACCACTGTCTCCGTGAAATACAAGACACTTCTGAAAATCAGGGTTCTGAGACGCCTCAGACATTACAGCCCCGCCGAACCACTCAATTTTGTGAGCCTCTTCCGGAGAATATAACTTGTTTAAAAGCTTTTCCCAATTCGGACATGGGCCTTCCTTAACGACATAATCAAGCTTTTGTGTGGCATAGTCTTCTTTCTTAGGTTTATCATTTGCAAACAGAATATGTTTGTCTAGCGGTACAGAGTTATCTCTGAGCTGCTTATTTACGTACTTGTGAAAATCATCGATAGACCCAGACTTAGCGTCTTTCATTGTACGAATTATCAATGTATCAGTCGTTTCGTCTTTCCGCTTCTTGTAATATTCCCACAGACGTTTATCAACCATATAGTTCAAATATGTCTCTTTAGGCGACCAGAACCCAGTCTTTTCATTGAAGACTGCATAAAAATCCCCGCTACGCACCATAATATCCGTAACGGGTTCTCCTTCGTCAATATAAGTGATAAAAGAAGGAATAACTTCTATGCAGCCTTTCCTGATTGTCCGTTCAACTATTTCAAGAAAATCAAGATCGGTTTTCATGCATGCTTACTACCTCCAGGGACGAGGTAGTTCACAGCCTTATCGATCACCGTAGCAATAGTAGTGCCAACATAAACGGTAGGTATAATGGAATATAAGCATACCTTACCTACCATCGAAGGAAGATCGTTCCCCTCAATATGTTTGAGCTTGCCATTGCTCCTCTTAACAAGCGCGTCGAAAATATAAGCGCCAGCGACAGTGTTTGCCGCAAAAATAAGCAATTTCTTCATCTGAAATAACCTTCTTTCTCCAAAACTTCATCGAACCAGAAGCCCATTTGCTGATAGAGATCCGTAGTTCGCATGTCTTTCGGCGGTTTAGACACTGTAAATAACCCGCCAGAACCATTCGGCTCGTATTTGCGATGCAAAAACTTACTAATAATATCGTTAACAGCATTGTCGTCGTAATTACTGTCTTCAATATAATCCATAAGGCCAAGACTACAGAGCATTTCTTTGAACCATAATCCGGTTCGATCCCCATACTCACTGTTTGACATAATATGCATTTCGCCCCTACGAGCAAGCGATATCATCACTTCGAGAATACTAGGCTTATTCCGTTCAAAACTGGAAATATCCATTCCAAACTCCATAGCGAAAATATCTCTTAGTGTATAGACATCGCCAATTCGGTTCGTATCAAGATCCATATATGCAATAAATGGCGTTACATATAGTTTTTCAAATAGCAACGCTTCTGAATATGCTGGCGTTACATCAACTAAATGCATTAGCCAATGAAAATATACGATCTCGGCATTACTAAGTTTATTCAAGGCTCTCATAACTGTCCGACGCCTCAATTATGTAGTCGCATTCCAGTGTTTCGTCACGGATATAAACGCACATAACCTGAGGATCATCGAACTGAGACCGGAAATCAATACCAACTTCGTCAAGAAGTTCATCGATGTCTTCGATGACATGGCCATCATCGCGAGTCAGTGTCCTTGTATTACGATGCCATGAATATCGCACATCGTCGTACTCATCGTCTTCGCCGATCTCACTGGCTGAAATATAGTGGCAATTACGTGTCTTATTAACCTTACCCACCTTTAAGATATCCTCCTTTCTATCCGCAACACTTGCATCAGGAGAAATATACCCATACTCTTTCGCGGCAGTCTCCATTGCCTGTTTAGCTTCATGATGAGAAGCGACGTCGTTCTCAACAGGAATATCAATTTCCTTTTCGGTTCTCTTATAGAACTCGTCCATGTCATTAGGCTTTTCTACATCGCTTTCATACTCTTTACGAATAACGGATATAGCCGACTCGACCTTGTCGATCGCTTCCTGAGAATATTTCTTCCTGAAATGTTCTTTTGATACAAAATAAGTCGTTACAGAACCCACTACAAGGCCTATAAGACCTGAAATAATAACTTTACCATTCATATCCTATACCTCTCGTCCTTTGGATGGTTTATCACAGTGACATCGCCCTCCATGTCAATATCAACGTCGGTGTCGCAGTTTGAGCATTCATAGCGCACTACATCATCACCGCCGTTTGGGTGACCCATACGAATAAGCGGTTTACCGCATGTTGGGCATACAATTGGTTTCGGTCTGACTTTACCGCTTTGGGTCTTTTCAACTTTCCGTCTTTTCCGTGCCATCTGGTTGCTTATCTACCTTTCTATGGATGGTCATCAGAATATCAACATACTCGAGGTATTCCTCTTCTGACGAAAACTCTTTGTTGATATGAGATACGATAGTATCGTTCTGAAAAATACTATCGGCCCTAGCGAACACCGGAATTCTTCCAACATACCCATATGGTGTTAAATATCCACTAGGCTTAAAATCTTCAATATTCACATCACCCTCCAAAAAGAAAAAAGTGGCTACCGGGAATATCCCAGTAACCACATAATTATGCCTTGACTCGTTCAAGGATCGGACCGAAATATGTCGCGTCTGGTCTGCGGCACATCGGATCAATAATAATATACTTCTTCCACCACGTATCACCAGTAACTGTTACCTGAGGTTCATACGCCGTAATAACAGCAGGATCTCCACTATATTCCGGAGAAGTTCCGTTCATCATGAGTTGTTTGCCGTCTTCTCTCATCCAGCCTACTGACTTACTCATTGCAAGCCACTGACGACCGGACTTGTTATCCGGAAGTGATACGCCGAAACGTCTCAGGCATTCGTCGTAAAATACGAAACCGGAAATACTGCTCTCAAGAAGATCCGAAAGACTTCTGATAGTGTGAATCGCTGTCAAATAATCCATGGTGTAGTCTCCATGAGAACCGAATGGGCAATTATCCTTATCAAATTTGAATGCGTAGGCTCCCATAGGAGTAAGACTATTCTCGTCCGGCTCAGAATAATAGTACTGAATATCTGGGGCAAATTTCTTTACCGGCTCTTTGGTAACTTCACCGTTTTCGTTGATGGTTTTGCTTTGTTCAGATTGGAGTTTGGCGTTTGCAATTAGTGCTTCTTGGCTTGCCGCACTATAGGCGGCCGCTAGGCCAAGGTACCTCGCTTTCAGAATATTGTAACCACCAAAAATACAAACAACGCCAACCCCCGTAACAATAGCTGATTTACCAAATAACACTGCCATTCTCTTGAAAAGCTTAGCCCAGACTTTCAGCTTTTCTTTAGGTGCTTCCTTGGACTTGGCAAATGCCTCATCCTCCTGCTCGTGACGATGAATATCTTCGATTTCACGCTTTGCTTCATCGATAGGTTCGTCCATCTCACGCGCTGCTTTACACGCTAAGACCGTTCCGCCGATCATAGCACCGACTCCGACCAATACTAATATAGTAGGCGAAGCCTTACGCATTCTAAGCGCTGCTTTTGACAGTGCTTTAGATACGTTCTTTGGTAACTTAAATCTCATTTTCCTCTCCTTTACTTTTTGTATCTTTGACTCATTTCGTTGCGAAGATCACGGATCTGAGGTAAGACGATAGTCCACCATCTTCCTTTGAATCCGAATACTTCTTCAACATGCGATTCGTTAACATCGTCTGCGGTCCATCCGATGTACTGATACGACCATTTGGGTTCAATATCAACCCGTTTCCTAGTCTGAGGGTTATAATATGGTGAATATCTGCAAAGATCAGCCATCGTTGCGTACTTGAACTGTTTTGCCGTACGATACATTTTCTCGCGTACCATTACAGCGTCCTCCATGTTCCCATAATATAAATTCTCGACATCTTCAAGACCTACTGTCTGATCAGGTTTCTTCTTGATTGGATCTGACGGAACATCTTTTGGAGAACCCCATGAGACGTTCTCATCAAACCAACTTCCCGTCGTAGTACGACGCGTAGAGACAAGTGGATTGTTGACTATGTTGTAGTTAACAATGTTTCCTCCAAAAGCATCGTTAATCGACTTGAGCATAAATAGTTTAGCGTTTGGAATCAATACGCCCCAAACCAAAAAATCCTTTGTGTTGTTCAGGTCGGTCGAAAAAAATACCTGAGACAGTTTATGCCAGACAGATGGTTTGCGTACCATGACCACTCCTGTCAACGGTTCAACTGGAATAGGCTTAAGATCTTCCTGTGAATTAGATTCGTATTCGTTTGACATGTATTCTCCTTACAAAGAAAAAAGAAAGAGCCCTTGCTGGGCTCCAAATCCTACTGCTGATTTACCGTGTTTACCGGCTCGTAAACCACTTCGTTTGTGCCATCTGCTGACAGTGCTTCGATTGCCTTTCCACCGGCGTATACTGTTACTCCGCCGAGTACAAAGCTCAATCCAAGCATTCTCATCGGATGCTTTTCGACCTGCTTTTCGAGCCAGCTCTGTTCTTCAACCTTTACGGGTTCGAAGACCTGCTTAGTCTCTTCCTTGTTTGTTACTTCCTGCTTTACTGCATTTTCCTGTGCTGCATTGATCTGTCTTTCGACTTCCTCTCTTACTGTCTTTGCGATTACCTCGCTAAACTGCTTCATTTCTTCGTTAGTCATTTCATTTTCTCCTTTCTGGCTTTCGCCTTTTTCTTCTGACTGACTTGGTGTTTCTTTCTTTACGAATTCAACATCTACGATCTTTGGCTTCTTCCTTTTCGGTTTAGCCATATCATCTTCTCCTTTCATAACACCCCTTGCAGAAATTGCGCACTATCCCAGCGATACAGGACGTGTTACAAAGAAAATTACATTGTCGACAACAGGACCCTCCTCAACGACTTTGATCTCATACTTAACCTCGCTGTTGAATACGAGATTGCGCATTTGGTCTGTTACTCTTACGTTGAGATCTTCAAAAAAATCAGAAAGCGGAATGTTATGTGCACCATTCTTCAGCCTGAGATTTATCTTCTTGAATGCGTTTTCGACATTATTAAAAGTTGAATAAAATCTAGTATTAGTTAACGAATCAAAAAATAACTCAGTCCCTTTTCCAGTCCAAACTGGAGTACTGCGATCAATAGGGCTTCTTAATATAAACTCTTTAGCAACTAGATCTCGAATCGTCTTTTGCCTTTGCTTTGGCATCTTACTGATAGCGGTCTCATAGGCGCTTAATAACCTATCACCAATAGTTGCTGTACGTTTTTTCTTAAAAATGTCAAAAGGACTTTTGTGCATATAACCTCCACGCGAAAAAGAAAAGAGTGAAACTTTCGCTTCACCCTTATCCTTTGTCCATTTCTTCAAGGACACTCATTAACTTTTGAGCAAGTTTCCGATCAAGTTCCTTGTCTACTTCCTGATGGATTTCATCATACGTGATTTCCTTCACCGTACTCCTGATGATTTCCTCTTCGTGCTCTTTTACTGCCTCTTTGATTCGAACACTGTCGATTGCGTCATCAATCATTGCCTGTGCGATATAGCACGTTAATGATAATCCGCCCCAAAAAATAAATCCCATGATCTTTCTCCTTTCATAAGACGCTTTGTAAAATTAGCGAAGTACTCTCATACTCTCGAGAACGTCGACCATACGTTCTCCGCGCCTCACACGTTCATCAATGATCATTTTCTCACGATTTGTGAGCGGTCTACGAAGATCCCACGAATGCATCGACCTGGGATCCCACTGGGAATATGTCTTACGACGATACTCGTTCTCAATCCGATTCTCTACACGAGTTTTATGGATAGCATTACCGATTGCGAAAAATACCGGAACTGACATAACGATCTCTTCCTGATGATCAGCAATGAAGTTCAGGGTCTTTGTAATAACGCGCTTTGCAGCACCTTTAAAATCAAGAATATAGGTTTTACCATCAAATTCAAACTGCATACTATCTCTCCTTTTCAAAAAATAAAGACTAAGAGGCATAACAATATGTTGCTACGCCTCTAATTATCATTAAAGTCTCTTAATTTTCCATTCTTTCTGGACGTTATTAAACGTCTTACCTACTATGGTTCCAAACTCTTCCTGAGTAAATCCCCACTTGGTCCATCTGTTAACATAGTATAGACTGACTACGGTTCCTACCAACGTAATAAACGCTGTACCGATACCTTTCCAAAAATCCCATTTTGCTCTGGTCTCTGCAGTCTCTTTATCAATTCTTAAGTGCTCAAGTTCAATATCAAGCCGTCTGTCTTCGACCTTGACCTTTTCGAGTTCACAATTAGCCTTGATACGCTCTACATCAACTTTCTCGCGTTCAATAGCGTTACGTTCCTTCTCGTTTTCGATCTTAAGTCTCTCGATTTCCTGCTGATTATCAATCTTCAGCCGCTCGTTCTCGTTCTTAAGTTTCTCTGCTTCGACTTTGGCTCTTTCAATATCATTCTTGTCGGCATCAATCCACGTATCAATTAACGTCTTAATTTTGCCTTTCGCCTTTGTCACATCCTCCTGTGTTACTTCCTGGCCATTTAACTGCTCTTTTAAGTGCTTTAAAATAACCTTTTTAAGTAAGTCGCGAATCTCGTTGTCCATAAAATATCTCCTTTCCTAGATTCATAAAAGAAGTTGTAAAATATGCGTCAGAGTTCGTTGATCTCTTTTTCAGTAACTTCGTGAATATAACGTTCGCGATCAGCATGCCAAGTATGATCGACCTTGAAATATACCATTCTACGGTTCTTAATCACGTCAAGGTCTTTGTCGAGCACGAGTCTAAAAATAAACGGGCGTGCGCTGACATCGATCTGAACCGTACCGACTTCTTCAATAAAAGTGCGGTACATAAAAGTAGCAACGACAAAACCGCAAATAAAAAATACAATCGCCGTAAGGATCATCTGACCACTATTCATTATCGTCTCCATGATAGTCAGAATCATCCTTATAATATGTCGGATCTCCGCTATCATTTACGGTTTTTCCGGGATACTCAGCGTCATCCTGATGACCGTCGTTCCAGTTCACAGAGCCTCTGGAACGCTTCGGGTTAACACGCTTACGTCTTTCGGCAGGTGTGCGTCCCTGATAGACGCTAAATGCCGTCTGAAGCTGTGTGTCATAGGTCGGGTCAACTCCTGTAAGTTCATTCACTCTGATTGTCAGTTCTTCGACCTGCTGTTCAAGCTCCGAAATATAGTCGATGATCGTGGCGTTGTAGTCCATCTGTGCAACGCGAGGTGAATGATGTCCGAAGGCATTCTTAAAAGCCTTCCATCTGTTACTCTTCAAAAAATTTCTGAATGGCATATTATCCTCCTATTCGATTGCCTTTAATATCTTTTCTCTATAGCACTTAGTACATATCTCAAATGACTTTGCCTGCCTCAGCATATTGGTTTTCTTATTATCCGGGTTGTACAGATAGTGCCCTGCGCCTGAATTCTTTATCGGCGGTGTGATTTCGATCCTATAAAGATCTGCATTATCGGGAAGCGTTTTCTTACAAAAATCGCATTTACGGATGAGCTTAATCATTTGATACCTCAAAAAATAAAGGAGCAGGCCCCATAAACCTGCCCCTTACTATTAGTACGGGTGTTTCATACCGAGTTCCGAATAATGTTTCGGATTATCATACTCAATCGTATAGTTTGCCGAACCAGGAATTTCACCAAGTTCATAGGACATACCCTTGTTCCGATCATATGTGAACAGATAATCATCGAACATTTCAGGTACTTCATCTTCGCCAAGATATGAACACAACGACTTCCAGCTCACCATACCGCTTTCATGATTCAGTTCGCCCTCAGCATCAATGAACGCCTCCTTAACCTTAAGAAGTGTGGACTTGAACGGTCTTCCTGTATTAAGATCGAAGAACCAATGTTCATCCGGTCCAAGATCTGCATCGTCAATCTTTGTCTTCTGAAGTTCTTCCTGAGCAATCTCAGTCTTTACTTCTTCATACTTCTCAGGCTCCATTTTCTCCTTGGCTTCCTTCATCCATTTATCCGCCTTTTCCTTGTTCGTGGCATACAGAGCCGTGAGTGCTGTGATTGTCTTTGCATCGAAATAATGTGCCATAACAATAGCTGCTGCTGTTGATCCTGCTACTGCAACGACCCAAATATACTGCTTCCATGTTGCTTTGACGAGTTCCATCATTGTCAGCTTTTCGCTTGCGGACAGCGACTTAATGGTGTCATCGTTCTCAAGATCGTCGCCTTCCTGGATTACGATTTCTGCACCTTCAGCCGACTTATAGACGCCGTCTTTCTTGATCCGCTCAATATACTTCTTGAGCTTCGCCTTGTCGATTTCTTCCTTTGCCTTTGGTGCCTGCTTGGCCGTGACATACACCGTTACGCCAAGTCCAACAAGACCAACTACCGTAAGGATAGTCGACTTGTTTCTGCTGATGGTTCTGACGATAGTCTTTCCCATCCTTGAGATGTTAATACCTTTCATTTTGCTTATAAGCTCCTTTCATAAAAATGAAAAGAAAGGGACATCCACCCTCTCTTCATTAAATACGTTGCAAAAAATGCGTTAACCGAAACATTCGGCTCTTCTGACCCATCCGTCTTCAAAAGCCTCTTTGGATAACGTCTGGATCGCGTCCCTGATCTCAGAATCATAGGAATGGTATTCCAACATAACATCCGGTGAGAGATCGCATACCATTTGAGCCACATGATCGAACGTATAATCGTAGCAATCGATCAAATATGCTACAGATCGCGCGCTCGACATAAAACAATCAGCGACCGCTCTAACTTCAGGATCACAATGCTCTAAAACTTTTTCTGCGTCTTGGATCTGAAAATCATAGAGGTCATCAAATATGCACGACGAGAAAGGCTCTCGATAATGAGTACAACACAGAGGTTGAAGCTTGTTACAGCCGGAAATAGCGGGCGGATACTCAATTTTGATACCTTTCTTAGGCCATTCGAACGATAGGATCTTATGTCCCTGATATGAATATACTCTTGTCATACGTCACCTCAGTATACTAAATAACCTTCGATAGGTTTGTAATTGGCAGAAATCCAATAAATATGGAGTTCTTTGTCCTGAATGATTCTGAACGTAAGCGGGTCAGGATATGGATCGTCTTTTGACCCTTCCATTTCTTCAATAAAACTTTTGCTCCATCCAAGAGCATACTCACCGTCATATGGCGAATATCCGTCGGCAATCTGACCGGCTTGGTCTTCTCCTCCGCATACGGCGAAACAAGGAATATAGTCCTTATTGATAAGCGCCCAAATATCGGACCATGCGACATAGCCGTCATCCAGATATGTCTTTTCAAGTCTTGCAAGAGCGTTCTTTACTTCTGACATAGTGGCCTGAGTTGAATGTCCAATCCATCTGTCGGCAAACGTATACCGCACAACATCTTGGACCGACGACATCTCGGAAATCTTACGCTTTCCAATAGACGTCCACTGCGGCGGTTTCTTAAGACATACCACCTTACCATTGTTCATTACTGGAATAACATCGCTTTTCATTACAATTAATCTCCTTTCAATATTGGTTAAAAACGAAAAGAAAGAGGCACGTTGCCCCTATCTTCATTAAACTCGTTGCAAAAAATGCGAATCACCTTTCCTGGTTCAGTATCCAGAAAAACTTACGGTACCGGTTGTAAAACATGTTCTTGCTCGCTGGCATCTCGAGTACAGTTGACAAATATGCGTGCTGCATATGACACTGGTACAGACCCTTTTGAATATGTTAAACTCATACTCCCTCCTTTACACGCACGAATATAAAAGAAGTAACTGTCACCCACGTACCCAATAAAAAATAAAAGAGGCTGTGCGCCCCTTCTATCTTTAATTCATCTTGCTGATCTGTGAATTAATGTCCTGCCATGGTATTACTTTGTCTTCGATTTCTTTAATGAACTCAAGGCGCTCATGTGCTCGTGTTAACTTTTCCATGTTGTCAAACTCCTCTGTCAGAATCGCTAGAAATCCATTAACGTCATTCTTGTCAAGGTTTTCTAGTCTTTTCGGAAAATTAGGTAGTTCATTATAGAAAAGTACTGTTTCTATAGCCTTCCGCTCCTCCGTCTTCAAATACTTTAAAAACTCTTCCCATGTAGTCATATCTACATCTCCTTTCACAAAAGGATCTGCAAAAATAGCGAAAACTAAGAGCCCTAAGGCTCCTTGTTTTAGATCAACTCGTGTTCAACGAATGTTATCGCCTCATCGATGTCGTTCCACTCTTGACTCAGAACGTCTTCGAGGTAGGTCTTAACATCTTCTGACCTACATCTTTCGACTTCATCCATCCTCCTTTCTACATCTGACATCATCTTCTTAAGCGATACTACTAATTCTTCTTTGGACATAATCGTCTCTCCTTTCATTAGAGACGTTGCAAAAAATGTGAAAACGAAGAGCCCTGTTGGGCTCCGCGTTAAAATTTCATTACTTTTTCAGTCACCTTTAACTGACTTAATAATTCATTCAACTTTTCTTTGACTGCATCAAACTCCAAAAGTTTAGTTGGTATTACAATATGTGTTGTGCCATCATCCATTTCATACCTCTCGACCGTATAGGTTGTCTTAAAAATCCCAACCCCAAAGGTCTTGGAGTATGTTGTTCTTTTGTTCACTCCTACTTTTGTACCATCAAGTTTTGTTGCTCTTATCATGCTATCAATATCTCCTTTTCATCATAGAATATGCAATAAATGCGAGTAACCCGTGTACCTTCACGATATGCAGGTTGTGTTCGTTGCAATAGTTCAAATAATAGCGGATTGTCTCTTTCCATTCAGTAAAGTTTGCCGCTGGTGCAGCAATATCCTCTGTCATATCTCTGCTTTCCGGCCATCGATAATAAAACTTAATCCTTGTCAACCATTGTAAAAATTTCATAGCGCCTCCTTTCTTTGCGCGAAAAATAAAAGGACTTCATTAGTCCTCGTACGCTGCTTTCATCATGTAATATCCGAAACCAGCACTCAACATTCCAATCAACACGTTTGAAATAAGTCCATCCAAACGAATTGCTCCTGATAAAGTGCTTACTGCAAATATTACTGTAAGTACAACAACTACGATAACCATTAATCCTTTCTTCATAATCGTACCCTCTCTTTCTACATAAAATCAGTTGTAAATAGTGCGAGGGTCGAAAAAAAAAGAGCCTTAACAAGACTCTTTTACTTCTTTTCGGAACTGTGAATAGCTTTCTCCTTTGCATTCTTTTGTGTTTCTGAGGAAAATCCAACATATAAACGTCGTCATTTCTACTGTTGTGTTGTAAACTCCTACCAATAATACAACTGCTAATACTGCTGTTTCAAAAAACTTTTTCATTGTTCTTCTCCTTCTTTCTTCATTAAAGGACTTGTAGATAATGCGCGAAACTAAGAGCCCTAAGGCTCCTTGTTCGTTTCTTAATAAGTTCTGGTTCTGATTCTGCCTTCTTTTTCAAGTTTCTCTCTTACAAGCTGTTCAACAATATACTCATCTTCTGTCATGTTGCCGCTCCACCGATAGCGTTTGTCCTGAGCGTTACGACGGTATCTTTCGATCTCGTCCTTAACGATCTGGTCTTCTGCCATAGCTTCGCCCATTGCCATAATGATGCATCCGCTTACTGCTGCTGCTCCTGTTAAAAAATCTCCAAACTTAGACATTATCTAGTCCTCTCTTTCTTCATTAAAGGAGTTGCAATTATTGCGTTCGCGTTCCTATACTATTCCTACACTAGGAGTATACTGTTTTTAACGACTTTTTACAAAACTTAACGCCGGGTAAAAATCCGATAACAATACCGATTTTGCAATATACTGTACCGCCCTCTGTTTTCATCGTGAATACTGGTACTGGCCGTATTATGGGCAAAACGAAGAGTAAGTGTAGGAATAGTGCAAAAATAAAAGAGGTTGTTGCCTCCTTTATCAATTCTTTTTAAGTTCTAAACCGTATTGTTTCATTACTTCTTTAACTTCTTCAAGTCTCACTTTTCCAACATTATGCCATTTAAGTACATCTTTTTCTGTGCACCAATCCGCAATATCCTCAAGCGTCAAACGATCAATAAATTCATCGCCAAGTCTATGAAGTTTTGCTTCATAAGCTCTGTCATAGAATCCTACTTTCTCGTTGTGCGCTTTACATGCTTCCTTGCGGGCCGTGTACACTTCGTGTCCGATTCCGCCTCTTAATGTGCAAAATGCTCTCTTCGATACTTTTCCTTCTAAATCTTTAATTAATGTCATAAAAATACGCTCCTTTTCTACATAAAAGTCACAGTAAAAAATGCGCAAAACTAAGAGAATATGTAAAAAGAGGGCAGTGATGCCACCACCCTCTTATGGTTTTGAACGATCAATAAAAAAATCAGTTAAATCGTCCGCTTCCTCGCGCAGTTTGTCAATGCCATTTCCATCAATGGTATGACGCAATAACGCGATTTGCGATTTGCCTATTCTTTGAATACCTTCATTTACGATCTGGAGCTGTTTCTGCGTATCGTCAGTTTTATGTTCAAGATTATCAATACGGGTATCGACCTTTTTAAAGTGTTCGAAATCTTTCTTTAGATTATCTTCTACTTCCTTGACTCTGGTCTCAAGCTTACCGCTTGGTGATTTCTTATGCAGAGCCTCAATAGTCTGCCATAATGCCAAAATTAACGCCAAACCCCCAGCAACCTTGCCAACGACCGACCAAAATACCTCCAGTTCACTCATTTACCGTCGCTACCTTTCTGGAACGTTGTACCAAAATAGAACATTACGACAGCCGTGAATATAGTCATGAACTGATCCTGACTAACTTTCTCGTTAACAACCAAATATCCAAATAGTCCAAGGCATACGATCGTAATAATACTCTTAACCGAAAGCAGTGCTACAACCCTGTCGTAAATGGTTTTGCCACTTGCCTCAGGATCTTTCCAACTATCTGTCGGTCCGACGATTACATCATCATCTTCTTCTTCCATAGGTGTCTCCTCATCGTAGGTGTCATCAATATCCGGTTCGGGATTCGTGTCAATAGGATCGTCAGGTGTTACAGGCGCCCAATCTACAAAGTCACGATAAATAACAATCGCACTTGCAACGTCCTGTCCAGTATCTCTGACGTAGTTCATCGTACCAAACTCTTTGAATCCTGCCTGAGCCGAATCGCCACCGTCTAAAAATGCGATGTTTATAGCGTCCGACTTTGAAAAATCTTCAAGGATCTCAGCTGGTGTCGATAGCTGTTTGGCAATACCAATAGCATATCCATCAGGCATCTTCAGTAAAAATGAATACATCGACTTATAATCTTTAAGTCCAAGACCCATTACTCTTGCGTATTCCCAATGACCTTTGCTGTTTGGGTATACAAGTGTTGGAGAAAATACGTTGTGTGTAGGTTCTACCTCAACGTCAGTAGTATCGCCAAATAACCCGCCTTCGATGTCGTAAAAGAGCGTCATATTCTGGTTTGGAAGCGACTGATACACATTGCAGATTGGAGACGAAATATCACCAAATGTCATACCATACGGCTGATCAGGAACGTCGTCCTTCGACTGAAATAAGTTGGCACCGCTAACGATACCGAGAATTTCGGCATTCATAGAAAAATCTTTTATCTTAGCGGTTTTGTTAAGGCCCGGAGAAAGAACTGCCACTTTATCAGATCCTGTCGAACGGTATACAATATACTCTCGCTTGTTTATCGTGATCTCAGATTTGCCAGCAGAAATATTGAAACATCCTTCGAAACCATTCCATCTCAACGCACCAAACGCATCAGAGAAATTAGTGTCTTTAAGACAGAACGCCCTATTGTCCTCATACTGTCGCTGACCAAATTCCTGACCGTTGTAGTACATGGCAATATGCGACATCGGATGGCTGGCACAGCCACGGGGCCAAATAACCCAGTCTCCGTTCCTAAAATCTTTCCAATTCGTAATCTTAGTAAAATATTGTGTTTGCCAAGCATAGACGGAGCTTACAATCTCGCCACTCTTGTTTTTACACGTCCAATATGACTCTGCGAAGTTGTTTGGACAGGGGATTACAGGAATACCCTCGTCCTTACAAACTGTTTTGAAGCCACCAACGCACTGGACGCCATAACCCGGATCGTACACTATCGCCTTGCCAATATACTTGCTTACAATCTGTTCAGGCGTAAGATATAGCATGTTTTCTCCTTTCTCAAACACAAAAAAGAAGGCCATTAGGCCTTGTAGAGATTAACCATTACAGAGGCTTCCTGAATTTGTTTAGTATTCAGGCTCTGCATGAATTTGATCAAATATACTTGTTCTGGAGAAGCCCCAGGGATTAGAGTCGCTAATACTCCATGAAGTTTCTTAGCGTGCTCTAATTCCTGAACGGCAATGTCGTAGAATATCTTTGCAACGTCTTTGTTAGTGTCTTTCCACTTACAATAAACGTCAATATATCCTTTGACATCCTCTACTTCTTCCATTACGCGACCTTCAATATATCGAACAGTCTCGTCTACGGTCATATCTTAGTTACCACCACATGGAAATAATAGTTAGCGTTGACACCGGTGTTTACAAAATCAATAGTTGTCGGAATATTGCAAGGACAATTACTGTTGTTCACAGGTACCTGAACCAGAGTTGTAAAAGACATCGGATTAACGGATGTTGCATCAGCAGCTGTCACGGCGGACTGAGCCGCTGGCTGAAGAACTCCATTCTGACGCATCTGGACTGAAATATCACCAGCCCCTGTCGCGGTAGCATAAGCATCAACTTTCACCTCATAGATTCCACATTTGTTGAAAATAAGAGAAGAGGCGCCCTGCTGATTCACAGAGCACCCCTTGAGAAGTTTCACTACGTTAAGTGCGATTGACTCATTTGTTGCTACATCAATGTTTTCAGAATATACTTCGATCATTTTTCCTTGCCTTTCTACGACGTTGTCGTCCTCATGTATCGAATTTGATAAACTTTATTGCCTGACGAATCTACCGTTTCGCCATTACTAAAAATAGTTACCGTACTGTCAGCTTGTAACTGAGCTAGTTTGTCCTGATAAGTAGAATATACTCCAGTTGTGAATGTGAACGAATTCTCGCTACCAATACGCACGTAAAGCGTAAGATCGTCGGAATATGTCTTACTGTACTTAGTCCAGTTTACCGGTACTGTGAATTTGACGGTACCTTCAGGCACATACTCTCCAGGCTTCAATCCGCCATCACCATATGTGTAGAATACGAGCTTTTCCGGTGTCAAATACGACGATCCTGTACTGCTTACAATATTGTAATCACATGCAAGATCGGTCATAGGAAGAATATCCGTTTCACCACTAGGTTTCTTTTGATACGAATACATAACTGTTTCTGTACGAATATAGTAAGAAATACCGTTTATTACGTATTTAGACGAACTTACACTGGTGTTATCAGCCAACACGACTGATTGGTTTGTAGAATTTTTGATTATAGTAGGTTGAGTCGGAGATGGTACAACTATTGCGTATGTATATTTTTTTCCGGTCTGATTAACGTCATTTTCCGCCAGAAAAGCTGCAAACCGTCCCTGAAGACTAGCTCCGGTGCCATCACTAATCTCGTATGATACATCTGCTTCAGCACCAGTGTAATCGTACGGATCTGTGGACGCTCGCCTTTTAGCCGTGAAAACACGAGTTTCACCATTAATAGTAATATAGTTACCATTACCAGTGTTACCTGCTACATTAGCATATGCAGCCGAAGCATCTATTGCAGTTGAGTCAGTAATCTGTGCTGTTTTTACAGGGAAATCCAGTTCTCTGAAAGGAATCTTACCGTCAGGGTAATCGCTGTTTGTGAACTTCTCACCATCTTTATCCAGCAAACCAACAGAAATGCCGGTATAGTCAATGGTTTCGCCGCTATCGTATGTTGTCTGAACCGGATCAGATATGATTTTGATACTACTTGGAGCAAGAGTACGAGTTGTACCGTGCTCGGTATCGTTCATATCAGTCGTCTTCTCCTCATAGGTCTTCCCATCTTTACCTGTTACTGAAGTTGTTTTTGCACTGACACTAACGCTGGTACGTCCTGTAAGACCCTGATAAGATGCTGTAATAAATATGCTGCCTTCAGATGTACATTGTGTACCGGATGCCGGTGACCACGACACACTACCAGCATCGACTGTTACTTCCTTACCGGAAATATAGCGTACAATACACTGGCTGCCAGAATAATCAAGTGAGTCGCCTACTGTGTAATTGGTCTTAGCAATCTGTACAGTTAAAGTATCTGGAGCATCCGCTACACTAACCGACACAGTAGCGTTTACAGTAACGTTGTTTTCAGTATATGTCGCTGTGACAGTAGTATCCTCAACTCGCCATGATCCGCCATTAGGTGAGAAGTTAGTATATGCTGTAACATCTCTTGTAGAGTTATCAGAATATTTCGCTATAACTTTCGCTCCATGCGATGTGTAGTCAATCGAGTCACCTGCTTTGAACGACTTCTTATTCATTGTAAACGTAATCGACTTCAGCGTAGCGTTACTTACCTTAATATAAGAAGAAGCGCTTATAGAAACACCGTTTTCAGTATATGTCGCAGTAACAGTTACATCACCAGCCTCATCAAGACTTACCGCTTCATGAGGATCCCAAATAATCTTTGCATCTTCAACTGGATCTTCACCATACGTAATAACTTTACGCGTGCCATCAGTGTAGTTGATAGTAAGTTCGGCGCCGTTGTAGTTTGTTACCTGCTTAACAAGTGCTGCAATCTGCTTCAGTTTAAGTGTCGCCGACATCATTGCTGGTTCAACTTCAACTTTCAAATATGCCGGAGCTGGATTAACAGCGGTCTGAGATCCTGTCTCACTGGCCTTATCGTAAGTAACGGTAATGGTGTTAGTACCGTCAATCTGGAACGTATCGCCGTTTGCAGGATCGGTTGTAACATACACACTGCCTGGATCGATAGTGGTGTTATTGCCAAGCGCATCAGTATATACAATAGTAAGTACTGAAGTATTAAACTGATCGCCATGCTTGTACTTCATCTTGGACGAAGTAACAGTAAGATATCCCTTACCTTCTTCAGACACGGTGACAATTGCAGTTCCGTAAATATCGTATCCATCCGGTGTCGTGTAGATCGCTCTTACAGTCTGTTGACCGGATACATCCCAAACATAGTTGTCATTTGGCGTAATCGCGTTGGCCGCTATGACCTGGTTCGTAACGTCGACCGGATTACCTCGTTTTGGAATATAAGTAATCGTGACATTAGTCAGACTAAAAGTCTCCCCGAACAAGTAATTTGTTTTAGGGAGATGAATTTCAAGCGTGCCTTTGTTGGAGCTACTGGAGGAACCGCCAATTCCGCCAGTCATGTTCGTTACTAATATCATGACCGTTTCACCGCCAACAGCATCAGCTGAATATTTCTATCAGGTATAGTTCCGACACAACGAATAACATTCAAATTTTCAGAACCTGCAACAATCATAGCATCACCAATTGCTTCAAGTTGCTCGACTGTAGAATCCGGACCTGGCTGCACCATAACATCATAATTAAGAGAAGGATATATACTCTCAAAACTATAAGTGCCATCACTTGCCCAACTACTCGGATATATCTCAACCAGTTTTGAAACTGGATTCTTTCCTGTTAGTTGCGCTGCCGTAGCAAAATATGACGCGGCGTGACCTTCCAGTGTATCGGCGTTACCAGTTCCCTGTTCGTTAATGGCAGTAAGAGCGTTAATAATAGCGTCACGTACCTCTTCGCCTCTTGCTGCAAGTTCGATTGCTCTAATATAAGAAGATATGTTTGCCATTTACCTTTACCCTCCTATCTTCTTAATATAAGGAAATGTTTTACACTCCAGTAGGTCCGTCGGTATTATCATCGCCGGAATCGTCGCCAGAATCATCAGACGATGTTGTACCAACAATACCGGCCAGTTTAGAAGCAAGTGCCGTTTTAAGCGCTGTGCATTCAGATGTCTGATCCGAGTTTGTCGGAACAAGGTCCTTAGACGGATCGACGCCGTACTTTTCGCTGAGGGCGTCAACAAGCTTTGTAAGATCTTTAAGATACTCCGTAATGTAGAAACTCATGATTTCTCCTCCTATTCTTCAGTCTGTTCGTGGTGAATATACTCTCTGTAGTCATCAACCACATTCAGCTGCTCGTCCACAATTTCAACCTTGGCTGTGGCTACATCATTGCCATTCCAGAGCGTCTGACAGACACTGTGGAATTTGACAACAGCCTTAGTTTTGTCGCTCCATTCCGAGTCGATTGTAAAGGTTCCATTGACGTTTTTAATCACTGCAAATTTAGCCATATTTTTATCTTCTTTCCTCTTAATTCACACTCGGCAATTCAATGCCGTGAAGAACCGCCTGTTTTTCCAGTTCATACAGATATTTACCCATATACTCTGCCTGATCTACCCAACTGAACAGAGGAATCGGGGTGTTGAAATCGTGCATTCCGACTTCCCTTCTGACAATCAGTTTATGCAATTTCTCATACCTGATTTTGGTCTGAAGGTATTCTGCGATAAACCTGTCTTTCCAGTCGGCACTTGTCATCAATTCAACCGTGTCTTTGAGTTCCATAATTTACCTCATGCTTATACTCCTTTTCTTTATAGGTAATCTCTTCAATTATGATAAAAATAATAGAAGCGACGATTACGCCGCTTCCTACTATTACTTCTAAATTTTCACTCATGAATTCAGTAATGCGAATATCGATTTCAATTCATCTGCAATTGTTGTCACCTTAACATTTGTTCCGATGCGGATTGTTTCACCCGCCGAGATAGCCTGAGTTACCTTGCAGAACTGATTGTTCAGCATGATGTAATCGCCTACTGCATGACTTGTCTTAGCTGCGGTTGTCTCAGGATATGCGAAACTAGCCACAAGGTTATTCGTCACCGCTTCAAACTCATCAATCTCATCCTGAACATTGCTTGCTTCAGAGCCGAGATAAGTCAGGTTGATCGTTCCGTCTGTGGTCAGTATGTTGTAGCCTTCTAGCAATGTAAGCTGTTGAGCTGTGAGTTGGATTGTGGTTGGGGTGGCGAGTTCGTAACAAACCGTTAAGGGTTCGATAGCCAGAGCCGCTTTCAATTCGGGCACATTCGTATATTTAGTATCATATAGATATACTCTATTAGGCGTTTGCCCAGTTTCCTTATAAAGACCGAAAGTGGAAGTATCGGTTAATGATTGGGAACCTGTGACGAAGCCGATATACCTATACATATTTGATTTGCAGTTAGATTGACTGTCGGTTCTGTATAAATGCGACGGGATAATATAAAAGCGATCCATATAAGAACCCCATTGTTCGTCGCTTGAGCCATCATACTCTTCATACCATGTATTCACCACAAGTTCTCCAGTGCTTATGTTAAGAGTTCCGCCGTAGACGGTTTGACCTAGCTGAACTGTGACGGATTGACCTTGGTATGGTTCAAAGGTTGCGTCAGTTTCTGAAGCGAGAAAAAGCATCGGAAAATATACCGCATTTACAGTCTGACCGTTCATGTAACGAATACGCAATGCAATTTGTAACTGAGTTGCCTCATTTATCGAAATAGCGACTGGATTGCCGCCATTATGCTGAGTAATAAACGTTCCGTCTGAAGCACCAACTCGAATTGAATAGTCGCTTGAAACACCACCATTCAACTTGTAACCACCTGCACTTACGTCCACCGTTTTGCGGTAAATGATATCATCGCTCGTCGCCGTTCCCGAAACTGTAACAGTGCCGTCACTATTTGCAGTAAATGTTACCCCACTGATTGTCGTAGTAGTATATGTCGGAAGCAGATTCTTCCCCGTCCTCTCAACATTCACTTCAGTTCTTCCTGAGATTGGGCAGATGTTTGAGTAGGGTTCAAAGGTGGCATCGGTTTCGGAAGCAAGACGGAGCATTGGATAAACATCCGTATTTACTTCTTCGTCAGATTTCGACACTATGATGTCAAACGTGTTATCTCCAGAAGCCTCTGTTGTCGTGATCGTTATGTCTGCACCACGACTGGTAGCCGAGTTTGTACCATCATAGTTATACGCTCGGGAACCTACATGCGAGTTACCGCCGTTAATGATATAAGTGCCATATGGAATACTGCTTATTTTTGCGATATCCATATAGCTCGGGTCCGCATTTTGACCAGATATATGTATTCTGACAACTGCTCCGGTGCTATTTGTGATTAATTCGTATTTTATCCCACGGAACTCATATGTATTCCCCGTCCATGTGCCTCTACTGCTTGGATTGAGTGCTTTAATCCCATCGACGGTTAAGGGTAGTTTGTTTTTTCCTGCTCCCTCAACCCACGGATGGTCATAGCCGTGAAGGTCTTGAATCGGCTCAAGGGTAACAGAGAGTTCTTTCGCCACAGAAGTCATGCCGTCTTCGATAACAATGGGATTTCCGCTGACTGTCTTGTCTCCGATTCCATCTGCCGAGATATCAGAGGCGTTCAAGTTTTCTACAGCGTCGGTAATATCCTCTTGTGTTTGTGCAATTTGATTGTCAATAGTAGTAAATTTAGTTTTAAGATTATTCCAGAATCTTTGAAGCGCATGCTTTCTAACCGGTGACATGTCTGTGCTCATTTATACTATCCTCCTTTACACCATCATGGCGTCTATTTCCGAGTCCGTTATGTCATCGGAATACATCGTCTGATAAAAGTACTTAACATTATCAGTATCTTCGCCCTCTCTTGTACCAGTACCACCTTCGAGATATGATCTAGCAGCTATCGCCGCGTTAGCAGCATTCTGTTCTGACTCCTCAACATGGGTGTTGTGCATGTAAATGTTAATAGCGTTAAACGAGTTTCGTATTGCATCGGCAATATCTTCCTGACCGCTTTGTGACGCTATGTCTAAGCCTGCACCTGAGTTATTAGGCATGAGTTTCCTCCTTAAAAAGTAAAAAGAGGGCCCTGAACAGTCTCAAGACCCTCTCATTTTGAATTGTTACATTCCCATTCCCGGACACTGTCCATTACAGAATGGATTAGAACCGGAATTGTATGTAGTCATCATCGGATAACGTACTACACCAGCAAGAGCGTTCTGCATCTGCAGAGCGTTAATCTGGTTCTGCATATCAGCCATACGATTACCGGTAATGTAATCCAGAATCTTCTGACCCATTGCAGTTGTAGTAGCGTTAATAGCTGCTGTATTCTGAGCATTCTCGAACTTCAGATTATCAATTGCTCTCAGCGTCTGGCAACAGCACTGATTCTCATTTGCCTGATTCTGAAGAGCAATCTGCTGAAGCACGTTCAAACCCTGCTGAAGCTGATACTGAGCGTCTTTTGCAACAGCGATAGTCTCATACTCAGCCTCATTAGCGGCATGAACTGCCTGAGCTGTACCGCTGGTAATAGCGTTCATCAGATCACGGTTCTGACTCTGAAGATCGTTGAAGTTGAAACCATTCTGCACAAAATCCTGAGTAGCATACTGCGGATGATATCCGTTGCCGAATCCACCGAAGTTACCTCCGGCAAGAAGAAGCATTGCGAAAATCCACATGAAACCGTTATCACCCCAGTTGTTATCACGATTGAGAAGAGCTACATCACTTGCTGACATTTCAGCCATTTTTAATTTTCCTCCAAAAAAAAAGAGGCTAGTGCCTCCAAAAAGTTTTCAGAAAAATCCCCACCGGGGAAATTTCACATCTTGTTTTGCTGTAATCGTCCTAAAATCTGATTTGGATCAATTCCTCGCTCCTGACACATCTTGTAAAATGCTGACTTGTAGGTGCCCCCTGACTGCTGAATATACGACATAACTGTCTGATAGTTTGGGTTTCTCTTCAGCATTTCCATCGCTAACTGTTCTGGATTCTGAGGTATTTGCATGGATGGTATATTGTTTGGCTGCTTGGACGCTCTATTTTGATTGTCTAGCAGATCCTGTATCCAGTTCGGCATTTATACCAAGTTCCTTTTCCATTTTAGTAAGCCTCGTCACCACGTCAGTTAGCGTTGCCGATAGTGAAGAAATAACCGTCATAAGATCGTTATTGTTTGCAGCAGGCTCTTCGAGTGGACTGAATTTATATCCGTTAACAGTTGGATAACCAGCCACATCAGTCTGCTTAAACCAGATAATAGGTAAGCTGCCATCGTCAAGATAAATAGTTGAACTATTCGGTGGTAAATATGTGTTTAACGCACCTTCTTTACCATGAACTTTAATGACGGAGACAGGATTGTTTGAGCCGTATGCGGGTTGCTGTGGCATTTGCATTGCATACGGAAATGACGACGCGGTGATTGGTAAACCATTCGCGTTTGGGTTAAAGTTTTGACCGTTGAAATAAGCCATCTTTCTTCTCCTTTAGAAAATCAAGGTCCCATCACAAGACCTCCTTTTCTATCACTTGACTTGTTCTACATGTATTGTTCTATCCGCATTTACAGTAAACCGAATGTCGCCAAGTGCTTCATATATACCCGAACTTGTGACAGCGTTATTACTTCCGCGAGTTGGCGTCGGATCGTATACCAGATTGCTTTGCTGAATTATCGTTTCGGAATATCCCTGTCCTTCAGGACCGATAATCTCACTAATATCACGGCGTTCTATCGTGCCGATTGTGACTGTCTTACTTGCTGTTGCAAGATTAAGATTCATACTCACAATAGGAAGATTCGCTTCCAGATTATGCGGTTTGGAATATACATGTACTCGCTCTCCTAACCTCAAAGGAGCATACGAATAATCGATGTAATGAAGCTCTGCTGCCTGAACCGTTATAGATATAGGATTGAAGTTCAAACCGTTCATGTATTCTTTGGCCTTCTTAAGTAAGTCGGCTGCATCTTCAGCGTCATCGAAAATAACAGTTCGACTTATAAGTTCACCGCTAACAGCATAAGGCGTATTTATATAGTCCAGTCCGTCGTTAACAGAACTAATCGTTTGTCTAACACCAGCAATCTCCTGACCTAACGGAATAAGCACTGTAAAATAACCGTCATCAACTGACGACTGTTTAAGATCAACAATATTAAGTCCGTACTGAACAGGTTGTCTACCGGTTTCGAAATCAATTATCCAATCGAGATACTGAACGCCATTCTCTTTCCGAGTCAGCAAATATCCACCTTCAGTATCTAAAAGCATTGTGCTTAAACACTCAAAAGTAGTTTCGTAGTTTAGTACCCGATATACTTCTTTGTCCTTATATGCGTTGGGAAACTTACCCAATTGGAATCGTCTGTTAGGAGATACCTGTTCATTGTGATTAGAAATAAGAGTCTCTACAAAGGTTTTTAGATTTATCGAATCCCATTCTGCTGGACGCTGAATAGAATCATTAAAAAAGGCCAACGCGCCTTCACAATAAACAGTCTTATCAAGACTCATGTCTATCGTAATATCGTTTGTTGGCCTTCCGAAAAATATGATGTCTTCTCCTTCATACACCTCTACATCATGATTCCATGGAGTAATATAATCGTAGTAGTTGTGCATTGGAGGAAGTTTAAACTGGAACGAACCTGCTGAGTTTAACTCAAGCGACAGTGAAGGATCTTTAATTACTACTTCTCCATCGGACTCATATATACTAAGTCCGTCGAAAAGTACTTTATAGATCATAGACTTCTGCCTCGACTATAGTCCACGGTAACTCTACCAGTTCCATAGAACAGATAATTGTTATCGCCTGGAGTTATGATAATTGGTTCGTTCTCAATACCAGCTTTAATAAATATAGATGTTTCATCAGCGTCTTCGTCACCCTCTTTTACGATTCTCATTGGTGATGTTGCTGAAATATAAATAGGAATGTTGTCGTAAGTATCGTTGATAAAGTTCCGCCACTTGGAATTGACAACATCGAAACGTCCGTAATAAATAACATTATCGAACAGTTCGTTCCATTGCCAATCAAGTTCAGACGTACTGTTTGTCGGATACTTAAACGGTTCGGCAATATAGTCTATGACGATCGTACTCCAGTCTTTGTCAGACTGCCAGGAGTTCATTGACAGACGACACCAGTAATAATAATCTGGCTCATCATCCAGCACGACTTTAAATCGCTTTCCCTGAATGTAGTTCATGATCTCTGAGTAACGTTCGTACCATTCTTTATACCCGTTAAGGACTTTAAACTCCCAAGATCCTTTACGATCACTATACTTAACACCAGCTAACACTTCCGAATAATCGAGTGTCCCGTCTGCTCCTGGGATGTCGACGTAACTGGTTTTAGGTACAGGTGGAGCAATGAGAGGCCTAGATGTTGGAATAAGTTTCCAGTCTTCGTACGTATTTTTATCACCGATAGTGATCGCGTGTACCGATAAATATGTCATCTAGACCGCTCCCTTCTGCTCCTCATAGCTCTGATCCCGAGCTGTTTATCCATAGGACTAGCAAGACTCCCTACAAGTGCTCCGCTGTCCATTCGGATCTCTAATTGACTGATGTATTCGCCAAGATTCTTAACATCGCCCTTAAGCGAGTTAACAGCATCAACAATGTTGTTTGCTGACTTATCGCCTCTAGTAGCATTAGCGTTAAGCGACGCCATGATCCCAGCGTTTGCATAGTTCAGACCGTTAAGTGTGCTGTTTACACCAAAACCTGCACCTCCAAGCATCGAGTTGATCGCACCCACTCCATTTTGAATCTGTGAAAGGTCCATGAGTGGAGTGATTGTTGGATCGAGTGCAAGACTACCGCTGATTAGATCGTTAGTGCCGTTAAGCGCTGATTCCAATGCACCGAACAGATCGTCCGTCATATCTCCAGCAGCAACCATTGCTACATTGGAAAATTTCATCAGACCATCAGCAACACCATACGGTATCCATTTACCAACTTCGTCTCTGGCTCTCTTAGATGGGGAAGCAGATTTTGCTTTATGTCTCATCTCATCAAAGATTACGTCAATAACGTTACCTGCTCTAAGTTTTACATGACCTAGCGCCCTAGATTCCGTTAAACCATCGCCAATGCCATAAGTAATATCCTCACCAAGATCCTTACCACGTTCCTTACCTTCTGCCGAATCCTCAATGTTGTCCATAACGCTAGTCATGGTCTTCTTAGTATCGGTACGGAATGAAGGCGCGGTAAACTGATCAAGATATACTTTTTGGAATTCTTCAACACTGGACAACGAATGCTTCTTGGCTGATTGATCAAACTGACCAAACGCGTTCTCGCTTATCTGTTCAGTAAGTTTATTAAGATCGGTGCTGGTTAGATCCATGTTCTCCATCATAGGAATCATCATGTTACCTACTTCAGGATCGAACTGACCCATCTGTTCCTGCATCATCTTATTCATTTCAGCAGACATGCCTTCCATATCAGGCATAGCGTTCATGAACTCATTGCCGAACATATCAGTAAACGCATTAGCGCTCTGAGGCGCAGAAATCTTAGCCTGTTCCTCAGCACCAGTCCCCATTTTAGCGACCATCTCTTTGCCGGTATCTTCAACCTTAACGCTGCTGGCACCTTCGGTAACACCTTCCGCAAAGTTAGTCCCTATCTTCTTACCGGAAATCTTCGAAACGTCCATTAGTTTAAAGAACTCCTGTCCGGCTAGCGCATTACCCAACTCCAAGAAGAAGTTGATTATCATCGCCAAACCTTCGAGAAGACCCTGAACCAACGCGGCAATTCCTTTACCTAAATATTCCATTGCCTCGCCTAGCAGTTTAAGAGCAGCCGCACAAATATATGCCGCGGCACCTAAAGCTGCCAGCACACCCGCACCAGGTAATAGCACATCCCATAGCATGCCCATAATAGCACCAGCCGCACTAAGTACAACTAATGCACCAGCAAGAACTAATAAGCCTAAACCAGCGTTGACCGGATTAACAGTTTCCAATATCTTTAAGGCTGCCGCAAGTGCAATTACACCTACCGAAATAAGCGTTAATGCTCCCGCAGCAAGCATCACATCACCAGATTTACCTAGTAATGCTAAAGCACCAATAACTACAGCCAGAACCATTACCGATGATAGTAACGTTAACTCGGCATTCATTAACTGCGTGGAATCAATATTTGCAATCATTAATAAGCCTAACGCTATTGCTAATAAACCTGCTGCAACAAGGGCAAATCCCCCGCCTGCAGCAAGCATTGCCAGAGTATCGCTTTGACTTAAGAACTTTAAAAATGCTCCAATAGCTACTAACGCACTAGCCATAATACCTAGACCAGTGTTAATCATGTCTACTGGAACAAGACCTAATATAACAACACCTGCCGCTAAGGTTAGCAAGCCAAGAGCAACGGTTTCGATAGATCCGGCAACCATTAGCAACTGTGTACCGCTTGCTTTAATAACTTCGCTTAATCCCCACATGAACGCGAATATCTCAACCATCAGTGCTCCGATAGTCGTAAGACCTTTGATGATTGATCCCGGGTCCAGGGTCTCGATTACTTTCATAGCTGCTGCTAGAACAATAATCGCCATAGCAAGCATAAATATGCCAGCAAATACTCCAAATGTTCCGGCTTTAGTTCCCTTCAACAAGGAATTAGTATTCTTAATGTCCATTCCATTAGCGTTGCCGCTAATCTTGGACAATTCGCTACTTCCTTCAAGGCGCTTAATAAACTCAAATATGCCGAATAAAAGACCACCGATCGACGTTAATCCTTTAGCAACACCTGGCCAATCGATAGTCGATAATATCTTCATTGCCACAGAAAGTAATAGCAGCGAATTAGCCAACGTAAGTATCATGCCAATTGCGCCAAATGTTGACGCCTTGGTGCCATGAATAACAGACGCGTTGTTTTTGCCAGTACTACCGCTGTAACCGTCTAAATTATTAATGAATAAGAATATTCCAACTAACAGACTACCTAAACCAATAAGTCCGTTCTTTATACCTTCAAAGTTTATAGTCGACAATATCTTCATCGATGCCGCAAATAGTATCATCGCATTGGCAAGTGATAATATCATCGCCATCGCGCCAACAGTACTTGCTTTAGTACCTTTGAGGTGTTTGGTTGTAGCACCAGCGATCGTGCCGGTTGTGGTAATATCGCCTGAAAGAGTGTTGATGAATATAAGCACGCTAAGCAATATACCGCCTACTGCTATAAGACCGTTCTTGGTCCCTTCCCAGTCAATAGTCGATAATATCTTCATCGCTGCCGACATAACAACAAGCGACAACGCAAGCGACATAATCATGTCGGATATAGACTTTCTGCCAGTAAGATTACCAATAAGACCTTTAAATCCGTCTTTCTGGGTAACTTCCCCAACTTCGCCCATCTTAGAAAATATAGAAGCGACCAAGCCAAGGGCAGTAACCATGCCCAACATGCCTGTTACAGCATTTCCTAACTTATCATTCGGAATCTCAGAAAGTACTTTCATCGATTCTGCAAGTAAGAATATAGACGCTGCTATCTCTAGAATAGTTCCAGCTTTAATGCTCTGGACAAATACTCTGAAATTCTTTGTATAGTAGTCAAGGTTAATTTCGGCACGTTCGAAGAAATATGCAAAATTCTCGAACATGTCTGAAAAATTCTTAGACAGTTTACCGACACTGTCACCAAGTGATTCAGTGTCGTCTTTAAAGCGTCCTATTAAGTTTTTACCAGTACCAAGACCAAGTAATTTATCAAAAAAGTTAGCGAACTTGGTAAAAGTCATCAACAGTTTGAATAAATCAACCATGTCTAAACTGGTAATGTACTTAGAAAATGCTCCAAGTTGTTTACTAAACCACTCAAACGCCTTACCTAGTTTATCAAAAGTCCACGTAAATCCTTTGCTTACAGCATTTGAAAACTCAGCAAATACCTTGGAGAATCCTGAAAATAACTTTACCGATTTTTCGCTAACCGCTCCTGTAATTTTCTTGATACCGTCACTAACACCGTTGAGATTCTCAGGCCATACTCCAGAAAATACACCTGCTATAGTCTTAAAAATACCAGCAAGAAGTCCAAATGGTCCCGTCTTTAAATCGATTCCTGTAAGTTTCTTAAAGTTTTCGACAAATTTGCCGAACGCTTCTGTCACACTTGGAGAAATATTTTTAAGTATTCCAGGAAGACCTTTAATCACTTCACCAAACGCTTTTATAAAACCTACTTCATCGATACGTTTATCCAATTTGGAAATGGAGTCTGCTACGCTTGCTAGAAACTCAACGACGGTATCCATAATATTAACATCGCCTTTAAGCGTCTTTACAGTACCAGTTACAATACTCCAGACTTTAGTAAAGCCTTTAAGTAAAATATCGAGAATTGAAGCGGCACCTTTACCTATTCGCTGAAAATCTTCAAGATGCTTAGTATTAAACTCGGATAGAGCCTTTACAAGAGAATATATTCGTCTTGTAAATTCATTGAGCCGCTCACCAGTAAGCGGAGGAAATACTTCCTGTATACCCGCTTTTACAGCATCAATGGTTTCTTTTAATGTATCCCATGCTTTACGAAAACTCTCGACAGCGACTTCCTGACCGCCTAAATATCGCCATTGTTTGAGCATCTCGTTTCGGACTTCTCCGCTTGCGGCAAATGCATCCCATAGGCGTTCGGTGAGATCGCCCCATAGTTCTTTTGCCTCTTCCAAGTCGCCGAACACAAGCTGCCAGGTTTGAGCCCAACCAGAACTAACGGCATCCTTTGTAGCATTAATCGCGTCTTCGAATGTTCTAGTAATCTGACCAGACTCAAATACCTTTTTACCAAATTCGTCGCCTGCATCACCCATCTGACGCATGGCTTCAGTAGCGGTTTCGATGCCGTGTTCATCCTGAAACTGTTTTAACTTATCGGCATAAGTACCATATTTCTCCATGGCTTTCATGAAGACTTCAGTATCAAACCAACCGTCGCTTAAGTAAGTTCTGAATGTATTAGCATCGAAAATATGTTTAGTTTTGCCGCCGTACTTAGTTACAAACTTGTCGCCTTCTTTAGTAAGTTTGCCCATCGATACTGCGGTTTCAAGCACAATGTCCTTAAACTCACTCGTTGCCATAGTTAATGACTCGATACTCATCCAGTCATTACCTTTAATCGCACCTTGTGAAATAGCCTGCGAAAGCTGGAACATCGCCCTTGAAGCGTCTGTTGCATTAACACCAGACTGAGCGGCCCATAGAGCAATACCTTGCATCGCTATTCTTGACTTTTCAAGAGATAGACCTGCCGATGTAAACTTACCAATATTAGCAACCATGTCGGTAAAGTTATACGAAGTTTCATCAGTGAACCACTGAAGTTTATCCATTTCTGCTTCGACTTCCTGAATGCTCTTTCCTGTAGCGTTCATGATAGTCTGAACCGACAATGTCTTCTCGTTATACTTATCCCAACCGGCGTAAATCTGATCTACAGATAAGGCGTTCGCCATATTGGTTGCTGTGTAATATGCCTGGGACGCAACGTTCTGTAAGATAGACGTTGCAACAATTCCCATCGTCGAAAATCTGTTTTCGATAGTCTGAATAGCATTATTAAGACCAGATAGGTCTACTTTACCAAGGGCTTTCGTCAGATTCTCGGCATTAAGTATTCCATTTTGAAGATCCTTAAGGGCACCTAAGGTGTTCTCGACGCCTGCGGCAAAACCCTTATTGTCGAACTTCATTTGTACAACACGCTGTTCGACTTTAGTAGCATTACTCATGCGCTAGTCACATCCTTCCATGCCCTTTCGGCTATGTCTTCAAATATTGGCTGCAGAGCGGGATTGATGTAGTCAACACCCTCGATGTAATGTCCGTCGGGAGTAGCGTGGCCAAACTGGATGATTACAGCAATCTTGACGTCGTCAACGATATTGCTGTTTGTCCAGTAGATTGTAACTACATCGTCCTCTTCTGTAATAATGTAATCCCACGAGTCTCTAGTCTTCCCAGTATCCACCGGTGTGTAGTTCTTAAGTGCCTCAACACCTTCCTGAGCATACTTATCCAGATTCTTGTAGAATTTGCCTCCACGAACATGGTGAAGAAACTTGAAGGTCTTGTTAAAGTCTCCTTTAGAAACAATCCTAATTCCCATGTTCTTTCTCCTGTTTATCCTCTTGTGTGGAACCTCTGTCTGCGCAGGTGATTAACCATTGCATTCTGAGACTGAATTTTGTTTGTAGGCATCTTCTGTGCCTTTTTGTTCTTTTTATTGCATACACGGATTAACGTCACCAAACGATTTATGTTCCACTTCTCACATTCTTTCCATATACCAAGTTGAATCATCTCCCAATAAATGACTTCGGATGTCATGATTTCGAAATTGGGCTGTACAACCTCGTCTACAAATGTTGTTGCTGTAGCGCTATCGTTTATATAGTCTGTTATCTCCTTAAGTTGTGCAGGAAGCATAGACCTATACACTAAGTCGTCAACATTCTTTGTGATTGTCATGCATTTGATGTAATCCATGAGTTGTTCTGCATTAATGCGTTGCCAGCGGATCTCTTCAAGAAACGCTAGATGCCATTTGGTTTCCCATTTTGAAATTGCGAGCAATGAATGTTCAAGAACTAAGGTTTGAGCCGGAACTTGGCAGAAACATTGGTTCTTTTCATCCCAAAGATCAGTTTGCTCCGGAATCTTTAATACGAGCATTCACGGCTTCCAGCAGTTTCTGTGTTGTAGGATTATCCGTAATATTGGCTTTTTCCAGCATCGTGTTCGTCTTCTTGATAAGATCCTGAGGGAATACTCCATTGAAAAATCTAATGGCTTCTTCCGGATCCTGAAGCAACTTTAAATAGTACTGGTTATAGGCCTCTGTCTGGCACCAGTCATCAGCAATTCTGTGACCGTCACGAAACTTAATAAAGGCCTTTCCATCAGGCGATTTTTCACCGTATGCGTCATGAATGAACCTACGGAAAAGTTTCATCATTGTAGGCTGATCCTGTGCCTCGATGATTCTCATAAGCAAACTTGCAAATCCGCCAGTTTCGGAATACTGCATATCGTTTACTTCTGACTCTGAAAAACGGAAATAAAGTGTGTCTGTACGTTCGTTATCATCGAGATCCTTGTATGTGATTTGTGTTCTATACATTGTTCTTCTCCTTTAAATTTAAAAAGAAGAGGCCCCCGCAAAAATGTGAGAGCCTCTGAATTGCTTAAACCGCAGCCTTGATGGCGGCGATAATATCGTCCGGGGACGGCAGATGCGATTCAGAACCGCCAGTTTCCTCGTAATATGTTGCGCCGGATTCAAACGTCGAGCCTGTAAATTTAACATACTCGTTGTTTGCATTCTTTGTGAAATATGTCTTCGAAGCAGACGGTGAGTCATCACTGGTAGCAGTGAATGTGCCGTTCTTACCATACAGAATATCTTCGAGAGCGGTCATCTGAGCCTTAGTCAGCTTAGTGGAATCGAATTCCAAATATGACAGCGGCTTCATACCCTCGGTCGTCACCTTAACCGGAGTTGTACTGAACTCCCAACTCATGTTAATAGCCTCAGGGCTTTCGTTCATGGTCTGATAATCACGACCAGACGGAGAACATGTGGCGTTCCATGCAACATGGATCTTATAGCCATAGTCTTCCTTCTTTACGTCATTACCAATAGTTGTTCTCCAAGTCAGACCAAACGGCTGACGAGTCTGCTGATGAGCGATAACACCCGGTACAATAACTTTGCAGCCATCGCACGGATACCATTCATCCGGAAATGTAAAGGCACCGATAGTTCCACCGAAATTCTCAGCACCACGAAGTTCGATATACTTCTGGTCATCAGCATAATACGGTGTTGCATCCGCACCAGATGGACTTGTAGAAACGCCAGTTACACCATTCCACGGGGCACCTTTAGGATATGTGCCATCGTTTTCCTGAGGGAAAAGCACAACGTTCTTAGTACCGGTTTCGTACAGTCTTTCACCGATCTGATCCCAATTAAGTTTAGGCATCTGTTTTTTCTTCCTCCAATTCAGTAGTAGAGCTCAAGTGTGTCGTGATAAAGATTATCCGACAAGTAGCGATTGGTATAAGTGATCAAACGAAAATGAGATAACAGTTTGTCTGCTATCTCATTATCAGGATCACCGCTTACGACTGTAAGCGTGTATCGTTCCCTGTATACGTAAGTCATATCGTTAGCGTAACGAGGTTCTATATCACCACGACGATAGACGATACAAGGATATTTCATTTTAATATTAGTTCCAGGCTGATAGTAGACGTATCTGGAGCCAAGCAGTGTGCACAATTCTTCATGCAACGCCAATCGGTTGGTCTTCATTGTACAAATCTCCTATCGTTAAAGTGATTCGTGGATACTGAACTTCTGCAGAAATAATCTTCCACTTCTGTCCGAGCCACGTTGCATAGGCCATGATCCCAATATTATTGAAAGCATACGGGTCGGCAACGATGCTAATCTGGTTAGAAACATTAACATTCCTATTCCTCTGATTAGCATCCTGCCATCTCATGGACCTACGTATAATATCGCCTCTGTAGCGTCTTTCTGTTACTGTTGGAACATGGACGCCGGGCGACGTTTCAGTAGCCTCGTTAGTATCGACGAATCCAATCGCTCCCGCATACTTCATTTTGAATTCTCAGGCTCAGTCACCAGATCCAGTGCCTGTTCCGCCAGTTGTAGCCGGCTTGCCCAGAGCTTTGAACTTGGTAATAGCGTTCGCCATTGTGGAGATAACCAGCTGCGGCTCGTTTACACTAGAGCTATAGGTGTACTCGATAATAATAGCGGAGAACGGATTACGCAGAGCACCGGAACATCTGGTTTCAATCAGATAAATCTGCTGGTTGAAGTTGATGTCGAAGTCATCGAACATATCAACGTTTCCACCGTGGTCAGCACCATAACCATAGTCCTGCGGATTGAGAATAATCGCACCGAGATTGTATGTAACACCATCAACGGAATGAGACAGATTCTCCATAACCGGAACTGTTACCATTTCACTTACGCGCATCTTCTTTGCAAGCTTGGACTCGTCGTCATAAATATCACGACCGTTCAGATCTGTCAGAAGCAGTGCATCACTAAGCAGATCATCAGTCAGGAAGCACTTCGGAGAACCAGAACCACGATAGTCTTTACGAGCCTTAATCGCCGCTCTGATAATCGCCTTTGCACGAACGTCCTCGGACGCACCTGTCGGAAGAGTAATACGTGCCTTAATAGCATAGAAATCTTCGTCAGTCCATACCGGACGGATCTTTGTCGGATCGATCTTATAACGAGAAGAAGGCTGACGACCGTCACCTACAAGACCTGCACGAGCGATTTCCTCGTTCAGCATTGCGCGCATCTCGGCCTTAATTTCCGGAATAATAGCGAAATCTGTAATATCCTTCAGATCGTCATGATCGAAACGCTGACGCTTATACACAGTCTTCGGTTCAGTCACACGCTTCATCAGAGAAATGACTTCGTCAATCTTCTGATCGCCCTTTACATAACCCAGAGCACGGGCCTCATCCGGAGTAATATCAGCATAGATGCTCTTAATACGAGACATCGGGCTGTGGTGTGCAGCACCCAGGAACTTTGTTACCCATGTTTTGTTACGGCCAATAAAGTTCAGATTATGGTTTTCCAGACGCGCATCCGGGAACAGGTAATCGATATCAGTAATACCATAACCTGCCGGAGTATCTCCGTCGGCATGCATCAGGCTGTCACCGCCATCCATCTGGATAATGCCGTGGGCCTGAAGTACTTCTCGCAGAGACGTAGAGTTCTGCGCCTCAGCAAGAATATCATTCATGTCAGCGTGGCTCAGATAGTTTACGCCATATTCTTCATCTTCATCAAAAGCATGATGAGCCATTTCTTCATCCTCCTCATAGTCTTCATCATCGACAGGTTCGTCGTCGTAAATAACTTCTTCTTCATCTTCGTCAACGTAATCGTCGACATAGTCATCACCGTCGTCATAGATCTCACCGGCAATGCCCATACGAGCGGCATCAAGCAGCTCATCATCTGTCATATTGTCAAGAATGTCTTCTACATTCTCATCAACGACTTCGTCGTCTTCGTACATTTCTTCATCCTCCTCAGGAATATTTTCATAGTCTGCATCATCTTCAACGTATTCGCCATCATCAGCACCGTCGTCTTCGACGTATTCATCATCGTCGGCATCATCATCCATCATGTCGTCATGGACAATAACGTCATCAATGTTTTCACCATTGTAGATGATTACAGCTTCGCCTTCGTCATCGCCGTGAGCAATAACTGATTCAATGTAGGCTCCAGGATTTGCACCTGACAAAACAAGACTTACCTCTTTAATGTCGCCATGCACTACCACATCGCCGTTACGGTTTTTCACAAGCTTGTTAGCATAAATAGAAAGACCGTCGATGTCTCCATGCGCCAGATCTTCACGAGCTTCCTGAGCCCTACGATTGTTGTTAAGATAGCCGTATACGTAGACACAGTCGTCGTAGTTTTCAAGATAAGCGTGGCCGATCACATTGCCTGGATTGTTGTGGTCATGCTGCCACATCAGAGGAACTTTTTCGCCGTCGTTATCAACAAAAGCGCCCGGAGCGATAGTCAGACCATCTGTACACCGGACGCCATATGCCGTAGCACGACCGCAAAAGTCATACCCTTTTCTTGGCATTTTGAATTTTTGCTCCTCTTTTAGTATTCAGGGTCATCTTCATACCCTTCTTCTGGATAGTCATCTTCATACCCTTCTTCAGGATAATCGTCATAACCACCGACACCTGCCTGATCATGCATTGGCATATTCGGATTGTAAAGCGAATCTGCGTTCTGCTCATCAGAAGGTGGTAAACCAATAACCTGACGCAACTCATTAGTACTCATGATCTCATTACGTCTCATCTTATCGCCAATATCACCTACTTTAGATACTGGTAATAGTCTGAACGGATCTCTGAAGAACATAATCGTCTGTCTCTGAGATCTTGCAGTGTAGGACAAGAACTTTCTAGCCATCTCGTCACATATTGCTGCAACAAGCGGTTCAATTGTTCTTGTATAATAGTTTGTCATTGCTTCTTCATTAGCAGTACCGTTAAGAATTTCCTCAGTAACACCGAGCTGTGAAAACAACAGTTTTGTCAAGTATTCTATCTGTTGCAAAAGATTGTTTTCAATAGGTCGATTTAACTGTGTAATCTTTTCAGTACCGTCTGTATACGCAATGCCATACTTAGAACCCGCTAACTGCTGCTCAATGTCCTTACGTCTCGCCTCAGCCTGATCCTTTCTAGACTGTGACTTAATAACGTAAGGTAACTGAATAATGAGATCTAACTTACCAGCACCTAACTGGTTGTCAACTTGATCGAGAATCGACAGTTTATGGTTCAATCTGTTTAACGTCGATGAACGTTCGTTCATGACTGCGTAATACGGATTCTCTACAATAGCGACAAGTCTTTTCGGAAAGATCTTATCTTGCTTCCTTCCAGTCTTATCGTTGTACATCCGTACTCTAACCGCTGTTGGATACCACTCAACTACTCGTCCTACTCTCATCGCAAGGATTTTGTAATCATCAGTGTGAAGTGGGTTTTTAGTAGTATAAGTGGGCACAATCGCCGCGCAACCTTCGTCGAGCATAGTCATGACTACGTCTTGAATAAAAGCACGTCCGGACTGATCCAGATTCGCTTCTACACTTAATACCTCGTTGAGATATGACGCCTGACCTGTGGATCTAGTCATCTTGTGTAAGAAACGTCCGTATTCATCAAGCCGGACATGCTGAATTGTTGCCGATGCGGCATCTGTTGCTAGACGATTATAGACAGCGGTGATGATAGTTCTCTCATTCCCCCTTGTGTATCGTGTACGATCGGGTCGGTATGAGAACGATTCACCGTATTCGTTACTACCGAATGTCGGATCCTTGTTCGAGAACGCATCCCACGCTCTCTTAAATCTGTCTATCAGTCCCATTTTGAATTTTTAGTACCTTATCTAATGCTATTAACGACGACGGCCCTTACGACTCTTATAAAGTCTATTAGCACCGTATCCTCCTGCTACACCGGCACCAGCAACTCCTACTCCAGTCATCAGTCTTCTTCCCTTAGAAGAGTTCAGATACAGACCTGCTCTATTTCCATATGTTTTAGCTGCAGATGCGGCGGCTCTTCCAGCGTTTCCGATACTAGTCATTGTACGTCCAACAAATGCTCTCCTTGCGTTGTACGGAACAAGTGCTGTGGTGCTAGGTCCCGCAATACGAGCTCTAGGACGAAGACGAGAAGTAACTCCTCCAAGTTTTTCTCCGACCCTAGCCGCACGAGAAGTAACAAAGCTGCCTGCTCTTCTAGCACGCGGTCCAATATAATCTTTTACAGCTCTTCCAGCGTTTCCGATACTAGTCATTGTACGTCCAACAAATGCTCTCCTTGCGTTGTACGGAACAAGTGCTGTAGTAGACGGACCCGCAAGACGAGCTCTAGGACGAAGACGAGACACGATATTACCGCCGTATTTATGTGCACCATATGCAAGTGCCCCAGCGGCAGCCAGGCCAGCAGCGCCAGCAGCATACTTCTTCCAGTTACGCTGGAAATGACCTCTGATGCCACCTCCTCTGTTATACCGGCCTCTACCGGCAGCTGTAGGAGAACCGTCAGGATTCTGATACCGACGGACGCCCCACTTCATTCCCTTTACGCCGAAGTGATAGAGTTCATCATTCGGATCGTACTCATAGTCGTAGCCATAATCATCATCATAGTCGTAGTAGTTATACATTCTCTTTTCCTCCATTATTCGAATGCTTCCATGTTTCTTTCGTAGGCAACTAACCCGTCCATCATTGCAGCGACGCAGTCTATCTTTGCCTCTCGTCTTTTCTTATTAAGTTTTCTGTTTCCGTTGGTGTCCTCATGTATTACGCAGTTTCCCATTGCGAACTTCATGATCTCTTCATCAAATAAAAGCTTTCTATCTTGAGCTAATTTCTTAAGTTCACCTAATGGAACCGATTCTGTCTTGACACCCTGAATTACTTTCTCGACACCAAACGAACCATTCTCTCCAGTCCACCTAGTCACGAATCCTTCAGCGTGATAAGGGTCAAAGCCAAACGTTCGTACATCGTAATCGTTCTCGAGAATATGTCTGTCTAAATCCTCGTAAACATCGTCAAGATTTAAAATTACTCCTTCCAGTACAACCAAAGTTTTTTCCCTCATGAACTGCTGATAGCGTTCCCTCATAGCTCCGCGAATATGCGCATAGGTACTTGAAGAGATGTAGTTTATCGTTTTGATCCCAAAAGACCCATCCTGAAGCGGAAATAAAAAGGTGAACGAACAGAAGTCGTCACCCTGCGATAAATCTGCTCCCATGGAGCACGGCATGTGTCTGAATGAAAAATGTCTAATTGTACCATCTGGATACGTGTGTAGAAGGGTTTCTTTGTAAGTAAAGAAATATGTGGTACCTTCCATTGGTATGCCGAATCGTTTTGCAAGAATATCGTTTCTATCGGAAGGAACGTTCTCCATCCTTTCTACGTCAAGCTGATACGCTTCGTACGATACAGTCTTGCCTATGTTCGGACACGCCTTAATCCACAATTCTGGTGTGTATACTGTCTTATGCGTAACAGGATCAGTGTGTGCTATCTCGCTGATGTCGTCCATTTGATACCACCATATCGAAACATGGTTCTGTATAAACTCCCCTTTTAAGGTCTTCATCAATTCGAGCTTTATATCGTCTCCACATCCTCCACGCACAGTTCCTTCAGAACTTGCTGCAACAATTACCGGATCATCTACTTTCTGACAACCCATCCAAATGGTATTAATTGGATTCTCTCGAATATCGCAAGAAAGCCATTCATCAACCGAATTACACTTAGTTCCTAGACCTTGTAATTTTTCGATACTCATTGGTCGAATCTCTAAGTACGATCCGGTGATTTTGTTCTCAATACCTTTCTTTGTGGTCGACAGCAGTGGAGTCATCGACTTTATGCCACTTGCAATTCTGAATTGTTCGGATGTTAATAACTTGAAATACGGACCTCTGGCCCTTGTAATACCTACACTTATCGAGTTAAGTACTTCGTTACTCTGCTTCATCGTTGGAGCTGTAGCAATCTGATGTGTTGTCGATGTATCGACGTTAAGAAAAAAGTCGTGTACACGACCCATGTAAACAGACTTAGCATTGGCTCTTGCTACGATAAGATACTGAATAGTGGTCAATCGCTTCTTGATCCACTTTACAACATACTTACCTCCGCGGCCTCCACGACCTGGTTCCCATACTTCCAGTTTCGAAAAATAATACCAACCAAAAAGATCCTCACCCCATAGCTTAAAAGTATCTAATGTATGAAAATCGCTTCCATCGGTTAACGTGGCTTCTGTATCGTTAAACTTAATCCAACCTTCCACAGCGTCTTCGTCATAGAACATTCCCGGATTCTGTATGCGATCTTCAATCCTTCGCATCTGCATTTTAATTGTTTCGCATACTGGAAGTTGTCCGGAAAGAACTTGATCTCGAAACTGTGCATAGTATTTGGGTGTGGCTGTATTAGATAACATAGCTGGTTAAAATTACCACCTGTCGACTACTGTTCTAGCAGCTTCGTAACTCTTATCCACAAAAGGCTTGGTCCATTTGTAGACTTTTCCGTTAACCTTGTAATAAGGCGTCGTTTTGCGATTCTTATAGAAACCATACGCAGCAACTGCAGCAGGTCCTGCCGCAAAAGCTGTCTTAATCGCGAACTTAGCGCCGTTCTTTAACATCCTTTTACGCTTAGACGTTTTTGTCTGATTGTAAATATTCGCTTCGGTGTTAAGTCGTTTGAACCGATTCTGAAGTTCCTGGTCAGTATAATACTTTCTGTACTTATAAATTTTGTCGGCATCTCTAAGATTCATCAAATATTCATGGGATGGAACGCGCTCTTTCTTAGCATACCGACGTTTACCTGCTGGAGTATAAGAACCGTCTTTGTTTCTATACCTACGTACGCCCCACTTCATTCCTTTGATACCGAAGTGATATAGTTCACTTTTACTGCTGTGGGGAACTGAGGCAAAACAATAACTCATTACCAGTCCTCCTATCTAAAATGTTTAGGGCTATAGCCGCTGTAAAGCATGTATGCGCCTTTACCAATTCGACTGCCTATTTTGGCTCCGGCTGCTACCATCGGTACGGCTATTAAATTCGTAGTGGCTCTACCCGCAGTTCCGTAGTAGAGGTTGTTTTTAGCGGCTACTTCAACGCCACCTAAGACGGATCTACCGAAACCTGCATTTGGTCCTGGCCTACTAGCTTCTACCCAATCGTTAAAGCCAGATTTCTTCCTAATCCAGTCGTCAGCCTTTACCGTTGCGATCCCTCCGCCGATTCCGCCAGCTATTCCGCCAACTATTCCGCCAATACGAGCTGCTTTTTTAGCATTTCTACGAGCTTTAACCAGTCGCCGCGATTCCATTGCTCGTGCGTCATTCAACTTAATTCCCTGTCTGAGGCGTTTGTTAATCCGTCTTACGCCACCTCTTCCATACATTGCTTTATCAATGCTTCTGCTTTTATCAGAATAACTACTGTGGTATCTGTCTTTACGGACTCCCCATTTCATTCCTTTAATGCCGAAGTGATAGAGTTCACTATCGTCTTCGTAATCGTATTGATTATACATAGTTACATAGACCTCATCATTTTGTGTATGGCGCGTTCGTCTTTAACGTATTGGAGCAATGATCTTTGTCCTGCTGGTTTATATCGCGTCTCGCCTTTATACTTGTATGGAAGCACGTAAACAGTGTTTCCTCTGCCTCTATTCCTTACCGGATAAACAGCAGGAATGACATAATTAGAATTTTTGCCGCCGTACGTTCTATTTGCGATTGTGTCATTAAAATACTTAGAAGAAGCGTGGTAATATCTATCCTGTCTCTTCTTTGCTCTTTCTGAGAACGTTTCTCGTTTCTTACGAACACCCCATTTCATTCCTTTAATACCGAAGTGATAAAGCTCGTAACCTGGCGGCGCTACTGCAAAATATATCGACATTCTGTTCACCAGCCTTTACCCTCTACGAAGGGCTCTATAAGTCACATACGCTCCGCCGCCAAGACCTGCGACTGCTCCAAGGCCGTTAATAATTTTTGCGGTCCTACGTGGGTTACGCGTCTTTCTTGCAACAGCATTCACCGCTCTCATTGGTGCGGTCATCACACTAGCAGCACGCCTAAATGCAACTCCATTTCTGCTGCGTCTGCTTGCTTTATTTCGACGTACACCCCACTTCATTCCTAGTACGCCAAAATGATAAAGTTCGGCATCGCCGAATCCGTTTACGCCATAATAACTTGCCATGATTAAACCCTCTGTCTTTCCGCCATCTCGGCTCTTAGATCTTCAATCTCTTCAGCGGTTGGATCTACCGCCACATTTAATCGCCACTCATCTTCTGCAATTAAATTGATCAACGCTTCGTTTCGTGTTGTAGATGTAGGGGTATCGAAATTGTACGTAACTTTGTGAATAACATACGGCTGTACAAGTGGAAGTAATTCTTCCTGTTCGCCTAAAAAATCAGCCCATGTTTCGTCTTCACCAGTAATCCGGAAAGGCTTTTCTGGACCGACACCGATTTGGTTTAAAACCATCAGTGCGCCGTTAATGTACAAAATAAGATCTCTATCAAACGAATCATCGTCATCAAAACTTACTACAGCATGGCGAACATCTTTTAATATGCTTGTCGGTTCTACCATAAATTAGTATCTCCTTCGGTTCGTTCTTTCCATTCATTTGGCAAGAGACTCTTATCACCGTAATGGATTGCTTCGTGTGTCTCACGAGAAACGCAAACAACATTATCGGGATCCATCAAACAGTTTGAACGATTGATAATGTCTTCCTTCGTTATCGGATTTAGATGATGTATGTATACGTATTTATCCAACTCCATGTCCGGCATAGCGAGATCGCACGCTTTGTCTCGTTCAATAATATGATTCCTGAATCTCTTCCATTCTTTGCTCTTATAAAAAAGTTGGTTCAAGTACCTCGCCATTCCGAAGGTGTCTTCGCCAACTCTACCGTTGAGTTTGCAATACTCGAACCGCTCTAAAAAAGAAGGGAGCTTTATCAGCTCCTCATAACTTCTAACTTTCATTTGTGTTACCTGAATTACCTGAATAAACTTTGAACATATGCAATGCGTTAGCAATGTCAGATTGTAATTCAGCACTTGATTCGATCGCACTTGTCTTTGCTCGTTTTAAGTCCGCCTCAAGTTCCAATACTCTTCTTTCAAGAACTTCTTTGCGCGAACCTGCCCTTAAGAAATGAACTATCTCCTGTGACGAGGCAGTTCCGTCGAGAATACGTTGCGCAGCAAGCTCATATGCGGCTGCGATACACTGATCCTCAACTTCTTCTGGAGTTAGTCCAGGCTTAAATACTCGTTGAGTAGGTTTTTCCTCGACCTTTTTCCTTCTACTCATAGCCTTTAGTACTCCTTTCATGACACTTCTTAAATACTTTTACGGGGATACTGAGATGCAGTCCCACCGTTAATATAGCGCCACACTACAATATTGCACGGAGTATACAGGGAATGGTCTGCCTAAAGGAGAGTAAATAGCAGAATAACTCAGTGTCCCCATAAAAGTACTCAAAAAATGACGTTGGAACCATGGGGCACCTTAAAACTTTTTCCCAAAATTCCACTCCGCAAAAATATTAAAG